ATTGATAATATTAAATCACTGATTAAAAAGGCAAATAAACTGGGATTAATTCCCCTTATTCGATTAAATGGCACAAGCGATATTAAATGGGAAAATATCGGTTTTGAATATGAGGGTAAATCATATAACAACATTATGGAATTATTCCCCGATATTCAATTTTATGATTATACAAAGATTATTAATCGGGATAATATACCCGCTAATTATGATTTGACATTTAGTTATTCAGGCAAACCAGAGTTTATTAAATACGTTAATAAAGCAATTGATAATAAAATGAGAATCGCCGTAGTATTTAAAAATAAAGATAATATCCCGGATTATTTTATGGGGTTATCTGTAGTTAATGGCGATAATTCAGATATTCGGCATATTGACCCAAAAGGGGTTATTGTCGGATTATATGCAAAAGGCAAAGCAAAATCAGATAATACGGGTTTTGTAGTTAATAATTAATAAAGGGATAATATGCATATAATTAAATATTGGTTTATTCTTTTGTTTTGCGCTTATATATTGTGCTGGTTTATTATCGGTGTATTGATTGCATGCGCTTATATTCAACATAAATATAAACGGGTTTAATCGGCATAATATCGGCGGGTATATCGTGAGGTATAACCCGCCTTTTTTATTGTAGTTAATCGGCGGGTTTATTATTGGTGGCTTAATTTGTCAGCCGGTGACACTATGCAAGCAAAGCGCAAAGGCCAAAATGTAATACTGTATAAACGTACAGTAATACTCGCAAAAAAAATTCGCCTAAGCCACATCATACAGTGTAGGTTATTCAAGCATATAGAAAACCATATAATAGACCTTCGGTTATATCAGAATGTTATACCAGATATTTTAGAATCGTAGTATTATCACAGGGTAGAGTAACGGCCTCCATCAAGCACCTATGACTAACTGCAGATCAATATTCGCTCAACTCCACACATCTACCCCGTACTAAAACGTCAATTACAACCCAAAATCAAGCCTCAAACTTGCATTCGAGTGCTGTTATTCGCTATTTACACCCTCAACAATGCGCTTAAAACTGCCATAGACAGCCTTAAATAACCTTCAGCATACCAACTAGCAGTTACACTCAATAATGCATTCTAAAGGCTTTAAACCCTTCTGATATTTACCCAAAGAAAAAACCCCAAGGCTGTTAAACCAAGGGGTTGTAAATTTTAATTTTATTTTTTAGCTTTACTTGCTTTTTGCAAGTGCTTTTGTACTCTTAGCTTCAGCTTTAGCTCTCTTTTCCTGTAACTCTGCTCTAAGCTCTAACCTTCGTACAATCTCTTCAGCGTCAAACCACATCTCTTTACCCATAATAACTTCTTCAAGTTCTTTATCGGTTAGAAAGTCCTTGTATACGCTACCCATGAGATTGCGAACTTGCTTATCTACGAATGAAGCGTGGGAGATAACATCTGACTGCTTACCAAAAGCTCCAAACGTAGCAGAGTGAACCATCATTGTAGCGTAAGGCGATACGCTAATGCTTGGTGCTGCAAGAGCAATCAAAGAAGCTGCACTAGCTGCTACACCTTCAATACTTGCGTGTACGTCTGCGTCAGTATTTTGAATAGCGTTGATAATAGCAATTGCACCGTCTAGTTGACCACCGTAGCTATTGATATTGATCAAGATCAGATCACCTTCACCCAATGAATCTACAGCTTGTAACCAAGAGCGATAATATTTAGCTTCCTTGATATTTTCATCTAGATACATCTTAATGCAACGATTTGTTTTGGTACTTTCAAAGTAAGGTAAATGCTGCAGCGATCCACGTACAGTAACTTCATCATCTTCGTCATCGTCATTACGGGCTAAAGCTGGATTATTTTTGTATTTACTTACCTTGCGTTCATTGTTATACAATTCACTTACGTTTTGCATTGGTTACTCCTTTAGTATTAAATTCATCAATTACACTGTTCTTTGTATACTCAGCTTCAATTTCATCTTCAAAAGCAATAACGAACTCTTTGGTCAATCCACTGCGAACCACATGCTCACGACTAAACGTAGTAAAGCTGCAGTCATTGATGTTGTACTTTTGGCAAATCTTCTCTAAGTACGTTAGTCCATCCATACCTTTTTTAACGTCAGTTTGTGGACCTGTGTTATCACCGCAAAAGATAATCTGAGAGTCATTACCTACACGAGTAGTCAAAGCTTGAATCTCTGGTACAAACAAATTTTGACTTTCATCTACAATAATGATACTGTCATTCCAGCTTCTACCTCGAATAGTCTCCAAGCTACAAATCTCAATAGTTTTATTCTTAAGGTGAATTTCTGTAGTTGCTTTACCTAGATAGTCTTCAAAATAGTCAATCATCTGTTGATAGAAAGGAAGTAACTTCTCTTCTGCTGTACCGGGAAGAAAACCAATGCTTCTTCCAGCTAACGGTTGATATGCACGAATCAGTACTACTTTTTTGATATCACCGTAATGCAGTTTCTTAGCTGCATGATGAATAGCCAACAATGTTTTACCTGTACCTGCACTACCACGAGCTACAACCAAAGTATTATACTTCAGAGCTTCCAATAGTTCTTGCTGTTTATCGTTCATTGCATGTAAAACAGGAAACTGCGAACGCTGGAACTTCTCTTTTTGTACACGTTGTGATTGTACTTTTTGATTTCTTTTCATATTATCCTTTCTATACTGCTAATCGGATTAAATACTATCAGGTATTATCTTTTGGTTTACGACCTCGTTTAACTTCAGGTTTATCTTCAGTATTATCTTGTACAAGAACTTCAGGTTTATCTTCAGTAACTAATTCAGTTGGACCTTTAATTTTAGGTTCAGCTTTAACCATACCAGTAACTAGCATTGAACCAAAAGCTGTAGGGAATAATTCGTTGCTATCAAAGTCAAATCTCCAACCTTCAATGATACTTTGTTGTACTGCTTGACAGAACTCATATAAGCTATAAGTTTCAATTCTTTTAATTTCCATAGGTACTCCTTCTTAAGTTGATCAACACTAAGTCTGTGTTAGCTCAATTATAGCATAGGCACAAACGTAAGTCAACTAAAATATTTTTGTAAAAGTACTTGACAAATGCAAAAACGTGTGATACCCTAAGAAATACATAAGTATATAATATAGGTTATAACATTAGTTAGTATATAGGTTATTATATACATTAACCTTATATTTAGTACTTATATAAGTATATCTAATAGTAACAGCTAATGTTAACATTAAATGTACTCTACGTTAACAAGCAAATAAACTAGATGTATAATAACTTAAGATTAATATAGGTTATAACATAGGATAAACTATTAGTTGATATTTAAGTTAATCCTATATTGTAATCTATATTAGATTTTGATTTATTTATTATTTTATTTTAACTTTTCATGCTTGGACGCTCAAGGCGCTCTGCCTGTCCTACGGACGGTTCGTTGCAACTCGCACTGAAGCTGCTCAGTTAAAACCTTCAGCAAAGCCCCTAGAACCTTCTACAAGCTGTCAATTTGAAGTAGTCTAGGGGTATGTAGCCTGAAGGTATGAAACGAGCATATAGAGCGTTCTATCAATTTCATGTTTGTTGTACAAAAAGATCAAAGGTCAACTTTAGGAAAGTATTTATTATGAATGTAAAAGAATTGATTGATTATGATATATTAACTGGTGATTTCTTTATTTTAAAACGTAATAGTAGATATCGTAAGATATTTCCTAATGAAGACGGATATTTGGTATTTTATAAAAACGCTAGAAGAATAAAATTAAAAGCTAATAAAGTTGCAATTGAGTTGGTACAAAATATTGTTGTACAAAAAGATAAAGTTGTGCTGCACAAAAATCTTGATGAAACAGATTACAGATATTGCAACTTAAGGTTAATATCAAAGAAAGTCTACAACAGCATAAAAGAAGCTCACCGTAATTTATCTGGATATTTGAAGCTACAGCCGCATCAAAAGGATATGTTTTCTTATGTGCTTATCTGGAAAGAAAACGGCAAGGATAAAATCTTGGTTGTACAAGATGTAGTAGTAGCGAAAAGAATGTACAATAAGTTGCAGTTGAAGTACGCTAAGATTTTAAGTAAATACTGCGTGTTTGATTGATATTACGCTTGAAATTACTGATTTTATGTGTTATAATCAAGCATCTGTGTAAATTAAATCTGTAGACTTTTGTAAATTGCACTATTAAGAGGTGCAAACCTGCTCAAGTCATTAAATGCTTTAACCCTGCATTGATACAAATCTTTGTACGTTCGGCTATGTATCTTTAAACTCCTTTCAGTCATAGCTATTTCAGTACAAGCTGGATAAGTAACCAGCAACTATTTCTCATTGTAGACAAACTACAGTGAATTGTCCATAATGGTTAACAAAAAGAATAATACAACAAATGAACTGCATTACATGTAATCGTTACTTTAAGCAAAACGCTTTCAACAAAACTGCTGAATGCGAAGATTGCTTAGATCGTGCTTTCTTGGATTTAGATTCAGAAGTACAAGTTGACGTAGAACTTCTAAGAAATCCTTCAGGTAAGACAAGTCCTGTATTTTATGATGAACATAATGATCCTGAGATGGACTGTAGAGATTCTATCTGAAAAGCTCTTGACAGAAGTTCAAAGTGCTGTTACAATAGCTTATTCGCTGAAATAGCTCATCTGGTAGAGCAACGGTTTTGTACTCCGTAGGTGGTGGGTTCGAGTCCTACTTTCAGCACCAATTTACTTGTCCCTGTAGTTTAGTAGGTTAGAACATCTGCCTTTCACGCAGACAAGTCGGGTTCGAATCCCGATGGGGACTCCAGTATAAACGTGTATTCCGCAAATAGAGAAATACATGAAAAATTAAGAAATATTCCATTGTAGCTCAGTCGGTAGAGCAAACGCCTGTTAAGTGTTGGGTCGGAGGTTCAAGCCCTTCCAATGGAGCCAATTTAGAAGTATGGTCGAGTGGCTTATGGCAATGGTTTGCTAAACCATCGGTGGCGAAAGCTGCCCACAGGTTCGAATCCTGTTACTTCTGCCAATAAATTATATTGAAGATCAGGACCGGGAAGTCCGTGGCATCCTGAATAAGTGTGCCTAGTTTAAGTACCTCAAAACACCAATATAAGTTTATAAAGAATCTCCCTATAGCGTAGTCTGGTAGCGTTCCTGATTTGGGGTCAGGAGGCGTAGGTTCAAATCCTACTAGGGTGACCAATAATTTATATCTCTAGCTCAACTGGCAGAGCAACGGATTCCAAATCCGTAGGTTCTAGGTTCGATTCCTAGGGGGTATACCAAAGATCAATAGCGGGTAGGGTGGTCACCACTGCAGTTTCATATGCTCGTAGCATCACTGGTTCGAATCCAGTACCCGCTTCCAAATTTAGACTAGGTTTGCTCCCGAAAAGATGATTCATCACCATCCTGTCTATCTCTAATAGTGATGTTTCCTGATGGAGAAACAAATGAAAGAATTACCAAGTAATAAAAGATACAAAGTAACTAAAGATGGAAAAGTTTTTGATACTTTCCGTAATACATTTATGTGTGAATACAATAATGGAAATGGTTATTTTGCTGTAAAACTAATGTCTGAGAATAGAAAACGAAAACAACACTATGTGCATAGATTAGTTGCTGAAACTTATTTAGGATATACAGAAAATTTAGACATAAATCATATTGATGGTAATAAATCTAATAATTGTTTATCGAATCTGGAAATTGTGAGTCATAGAGAAAATATGCAACACGCTTTTGACAACAGACTATTAAAAGGTTTTGTTCAGAAGTTTTATTAAGAATTTAGGAGTAGCCGCCGTAATGGTATGGCAGGGGATTGTAAATCCTCCGACTCAGGTCACAGTAGGTTCGATCCCTACCTGCTCCACCAAAGAACCGTTCGGGAGTAGCTTCGGCTATTACGGGAAGTAGCAGGGGATGCGACCTACGCTATAAGTTAAAACGCATATCTTTATGAAGATATAAATCATACCAAACAATATAAGGAGTTCATCTTGATTGCATTCTTAGAAAAAAATAAAGATTATAAATATTCTTTTCCATATGGTCATTATGCTAATCCACAAATTAAAATTCTAACTGGAAAACACAAAGGGTTAGTTTTTGATATCGAATCTAGTGCAGTAGTCACTTCAATGTTTGAAAATAAATTAAATGTAAGTTACAAAATATTAAAGTCTCCAGAAGATAAATCAGTTGTTACAAGTTCAGAGTTTATCTGCCATGCAACTTATAATTTTATCAGAGATTTTAATGCAGATGTAGCAAAAGGAAAATAATATGCCATTACCATCGAGTGGAACGATTTCATTATCTCAAGTAAATACTGAACTCGGTAGATCATCTACAGCTAACATTAGTTTAGGTGAAACAGCAGTACGTAATTTATTCGGAGTAGCAAGCGGTGCTATTTCAATGTCACAAGGTTATGGTAAAGCTAATGCTTTTGCTGCAACTATTACTACAAACCAACAGCAACTAAATCTAGCTACTTGGGCTACAAGCAACGGTTGGAACGGTTCATCCAATGCAACAATTACAATTGCATCTGGCGTTTATATTTGGTCTGATAGTACAGCAGTTGCTGGTTTAACAACAGGTTCTTTCCCCGGTGGTTTGACAATTGTTAATAATGGTTTTATTATGGGTAGAGGTGGCAATGCTTCTTCTACTTCTGTTGAAGTTGCGGGTTCAGCAGGTGGTCCAGCAATTTCTCTTAACTCCAATTGTACTATTACAAATAATTCATATATTGGCGGCGGCGGTGGTGCTGGCGGCAGCGTTGGTGGCGGTGGTGCTGGTGGTGGTAGAGGTAGTTTCCCTGCCTTATTAGCAGGAGGCGCAATTGGTTCAGCAGGTGCTGGTACAGCAAACACGGTAGCTAATAGTTCAACATATGGTGGTGGTGGTGGAGGTCGAATTTTTCCGGGAACAGGTGGAGGTGGTAGTAATGGTTCTCTTCCACCTTCAGTACCCGGTGGTTTCTATAGAACTGGTGGCGGTGGCGGTGCTGGTGGCGGTGGAGGATGTGCCGGTGCCGGTCCTGTAAACGTACAAAAGCAGGCTGCTGGTGGTGCTGGTGGAGGTGCTGGAAGTGCAGGTGCGAATGGTGCATATGCGGGTCAAGCCGCTGGCGGCGGCGGAGGCGGCGGATGGGGTGCAGCAGGTGGAAGAGGGAACTCTAATCTCGGCTCTTTTGCTGGTGGTGCTGGTGGTAAAGCTATAAATCTAAATGGTTATTCCGCTGTGCGAAATGGATCAGGTACAACATATGGTGCTGTTTCTTAAATAGAGGTTTTATATGACAATTAAATATGCAATTTTTAATCCAATGACGGGTCTGTATTCTTTTGCTACATCAGTAGATGAAAGAAATTCTAGTATTTTAAATACTGCACTTTCTTTTTATAAATCATACTCTTCTGAGAATTTTTATTCAGTAGTAACTGTTCAAGAAGATGGTTCTGAGATTTGGACAACACCCGATGGTGAACAATTAAAAAGTCCAAAAGAACTTGAAGCAATACAGCTAGATTGGAAAGAATACTTAAAAAATAATCCTATTTAATTTATTAGATAGTAAAAACACCTACCTTGGGTCCGTTGACGTAACGGTTATCTACTTATGTAGAAGGCGTCCCACGAATCTGTTGCGTGGTAACATGAAGTTAGATGCTTCAGGTAAGTATTGCCAAGTACTTATACAAAGGATACAGCGTATTCATCTGCGGTAGATACGAAAAGGCTACCCCGCAATCGTAAGCGGGACTAACACATAAGGACTTAACATGACATTCAAAAAAGGTTCAAGCGGTAATCCAAATGGTAGACCAAGGAAAGAATCAATCTTTGATAAACCAACTAACCGTGAATTAAAAGAGCGTGAACTTGTCATGCTCCTACGCAAGATCAAACCTCACGTAGCTGAAGCTATTATGCAAGCTGCTAACATCATGAAGAATGAAGAGGCTAGTCACCAAAATCAATTGAAAGCTGCAACCATTCTTCTAGATAACTATCGTAGATTAACTCTAGATATGTATGATGGTGAAGAGCAAGCTGAAGAAGCTGGCGTAGAAGTACAACAAAATAATGCAGCCGTTTTCAGCCTAAAGGTTGTTAACGAAGAATAATAAGGATAATATGGCAGAACAAATTACAATAGCACCGGCTTCTAAGAAGCAAGAGATGTTCTTAAATAGTGCAGCAACTATTACATTAGCGGGTGGTGCTGCTGGTTCTGGTAAAACATACACATCCTTGCTAATTGCTTTGAAGTTCATGCAACACCCTAGAGCAACTGGTGTAATCTTTCGTAGAACTTCTAAGATGCTTACTGCTCCCGGTTCAATCTGGCATGAAGCAGTGCATTTATACACAAGCATTTATCCTAATCTAAGAATCAGGTCAAGAGAACTTGAGTTAGTATTTCCAAATGGAGCGTTACTAAAATTCAGTCACATGCAACACGCAAGTAACATGTATGATCACAAAGGTGGTCAATATTCATTGGTTATTTTCGATGAAGCAACCGACTTTGAAGAAGAGATGGTAGTGTACCTCTTATCTCGTATGCGTAACGCTTATGTCGATTATAAACCACAGATGTTTATGATGACTAACCCTGATTACAATTCTTTCTTAAGATCGTGGATTGAAGACTATTATCTTGATCCAAATACAGGTATTCCTCTACCAGAAAAAACAGGTCATCAGCGTTACTTCTTCCGTCAAGGTAATACAATGCTTTGGTACGATACATTAGAAGCTGCAGAACTTGCACATGGCAAAGGTGATGAATCTGGTATTTCATCCTTTACTTTCATTGGTGCTACCTGTCGTGACAACCCTCCATTGCTCAAAGCACAACCCGATTATATCAGCCGATTAATGTCACTTCCTCGTGTAGAGAAAGAAAGACTGCTAGATGGTTCATGGTTTGCTCGTCAAGAGTCTGCTGGTCTGTTCAAACGTGAATGGGTTGGTCTAGTCGATCATGCAAATGGAAGAGCTAGAAAAAGAATTAGAGCTTGGGACTTTGCATTTAGTAAACCTTCAGAACAATATCCTAATCCTGACTGGACTCGTGGTGTATTGGTATCTAAAGACCCTAACAATCTTTATACAGTAGAAGACGTAGTATCCATTAGAGATAGAGTACACGAGGTTGAAAAGCTGGTGTTTGAAACGGCTATTCACGATGGTCAAGACGTAATTATCAGTATTCCGTTGGACCCTGCTGCAGCCGCTGGCGCTTACGCTAAAGATTTACAGCGCAAGTTAGCTGAAATGGGTTTTAGCGTAAAGCTTACAAAGCCTGTAAAATCTAAGATTACTCGTTTTGCTCCATTTTCAAGTATAGCACAAGCTGGCTTCGTAAACGTAGTTAAAGCAAACTGGAATAAAGATTTCTTTGATGAACTTGAAGTTTTCGATGGTGATCCAAAGAAGAAAGATGATCAAGTTGACTGCTGTTCAGATGCAATGCTTTTATTAAATAAAGATACTCAGTTACCAGTTTTTTCACTACCAGATTTTACAGGTAGTAACCCATTCGATGGAAGCATTACAGGTTCCAACATTCCTACATTTCAAAGTTCATTAGTTTCATAATCAAAGGAGCCGTTGATGGCACGTAAATCACAAAATAACTCAGTACAAAAAGCAGTGGATGATACGCCAGATCGCTTCAAATTAAGTGAATCAGGATACCTCGGTTTAAATGTATTCAATGGTGTATCTAACGATGAATTGAAGAAAGAATTAAACTTTCCAAATAGTGTAAATACCTATAAGCAAATGTCTTATCATAGCACAATTAACTCTGCTTTGACATTGTATGAAAATCTAATTGGTAAAGTTGATTGGAGTTTTAAACCGATTAAAGATGCTTCTCCTGAAGAATTAAGGCAAGCTCAAATCATTAATGAAATGATGCAAGACCTTACAGATCAAACTTGGTCTGAGTTTATTTCAGAAGCTCTATCTGCTAATATGTATGGTTTTTCTGTGCATGAAAAAGTTTACCGCAGACGTTTAAAATCCAATGGTTCCAAGTATGATGATGGTCTTATTGGTTGGAAAAAGCTCCCAATTCGTAATCAAGAGACAATTGAAAAATTTATCTTTAGTGAAGACGGTAATGAAGTTAAAGGTGTAAAACAAAACCTTTCATCTATTTCTGATGTTTATAACCGTTATTCAAGTCGTACCAATAACGAAGTAATTCTACCTCGTAGTAAGATTATGCTGTTTCGTGCAGGTAAACACAAAGGTGACCCATTCGGTAAATCAATGCTTCGTGATGCATACCTTGCGTGGAGATTCCTAAGTGTAATCGAAGAGATTGAAGCAAACGGTGTAGCTAAAGATTTAGCTGGTCTACCAGTACTAAAGCTCCCACCTCAGTATCTATCTTCTGAAGCTTCACCTGATCAAAAGGCTATTCGTGCTTATTACGAAAACGTAATGCGTAACTTGCAACTGAATCAGCAATCTGCCTTGATTCTACCACAAGCACACGATCCTGATACAAAACAACCTTTGTTTGAGCTAGAGTTGCTATCACTAAACGGTAGCAAAGCAATGGATACATCTAAGATTAAAGAATACTATAAAAATCTAATCTTAACATCCTTGTTTGCTGATATTCTAGTGCTAGGTCAATCCGGTGGTGGTTCTAACGCTCTAGGTCAAGTTAAAAACTCTCTATCTGCTACTGCTGCTGAAGCAATGCTCAGAAAGATTCGTGATACTATCAATGATGACCTTATCAAGCAAACTTATGAGTTAAACGGTTGGGATACTTCCAGAATGGGTAAAATCGATTTCGATAACCTAGAATCTGAAGACCTAGAATCATTCTCTAAAGCTGTTCAGCGTTTTGCTAGTACATCTGTCATTGAAGTTGATCGTGCGGTACTCAATAGAGTTCGTGAGTCAATCGGTGTAGATGCTTTACCTGATGATGAAGAGCCAAATCAAGATCAAATGCCAGCGATGACCTCTCGTAGTGGTGATGGTTTTAAAACGGCTGGTGAAGGTACTGCAACGTCACCTTCCGGTAATGATACAAGCTCTGGTAACCTAGAGAATGCAGCATAATAAGACTGCGATTCTGTACTGGTTGCATCTTAAAGAACACACTGACGTATTCACTCAAGGATACGTTGGTGTTACTACTCGTTTAATTGACATAAGATTCAAAGAGCACTGCAGTAGATTTAATAACTCGTATAATCAGTATAATCCGCTGCATTTAGCTTTCGCTGAATACGGTGTTGAAAATATAGTTAAAACTAGACTTTGTGTATGCGATGTTAAGCAAGCATACGAATTAGAAAAGATTTTCCGTCCATTTGAATATATGGGTTGGAATACAGCAGAAGGTGGTAGATTATCACCTCAAGTTATACAAATGATGCATAGGAAAAGAAATGCCATACTCAGCAGATAATGTCCCACAATGGGCAAGTAAGAAATCTAAATCAGTTCAAGAAGTAGCCATTAGAGTTTTTAACCAAACTTTAAAAGATACAGGTTCTGAAGAGAAAGCTCGTATTGCTTCGCTTGCTGCAATGAAAAATGCAGAAGAAGCTAATAAAAAAGATAAAGTTAAAAAGTCAGTAGAAGATATTATCAAAGCAAAATATTTAAAGTAAATGCTCTTGAATTAATATCAATTCTATGATATAATAGTTTACAAATACCCCGAGTAATCCTCGGGGCTATTGTTGTTTATAAAGGAGAGAATATGCAATGGTCTGCAGATAATACCCCAACTGCCATTCAAGGTAAATCTTTAAAATTAAGGGAATTATTCGCAAAAGTAGCCAATGCTTCTCTCGCTAAAGGTTTCTCAAAAGAAGAATCAATTTTCGCTGGAACTAACGCTGTAAAAATAGAAGAACGAAAAAATCAACCAGCAAAAGTAAAAGCACCAAAATTACCATCACACGTAGAATCACTCAGAAGTTACACAAATCCTTTCGAGGTGGTTTCTAAAGCTGAAGATATCATCGTAGCTGCACCTACCGTAAAAGCTGCAGAATTCGATGCAGAAGGTCACCTTGTAATCTTAATGTCAGATGGTAGACGAGTTGTTACAAAAGGTAAAGCTGTAGAACAACACATTGATCAGAGAATTGGCGTTTCAGTCAATCCGGTGTTTGATCATGTTCAGATGAATACGACTGCCAATTATACCGCTGAAGATTATCTTCCCGGTATGATGACTTGGAATGAATTTGAAGATTGCTTAGATATTGTACAAAATGACGGTACTGTTCTACAAGTAGGGCTTGAAAGCTATATTGAAGTTATTAATAAGACAAACGCTACTATGCCGAATGGAACAGTAGTTCGTTTCTCAGGTGTTTCATTAGATGAAATTCCAGAAGCATCACCTCTTATTGCAAATGGAAGTACCCCACCTCTTTACATTATCGGTGTTTTAACTAATGCACTAATTCCGGGTCAACGTGGTAGAGCTACAGTACTTGGTAAAGTACGCAATATCAATACCACAGGCTCCGATGTAGGAGAGACATGGCAAATTGGTGACTTGCTGTATGCACATCCTACCCAAGCTGGTAAATTTACCAAAGTACAACCTACTGCACCAAACTTAGTAATCTCAGTAGCTGCTGTTTTAAAAGCACATACAACTGAAGGTAAGATTCTAGTTAGACCTACGATTTTCCCTCGTTTGTTTTATGGTACTTTCTCAAGTTCTGTTACTCAGATAGCGCCAACTATAAATACACCTCATCCTGTTCACTTTGAAAACACAGAAATCTCAAGTGGTGTAAGAATAATCAATGGTGGTCAAATCTCTACGGATTATGCGGGTTTATATGCGTTTGATTTCAGAATACAGTTGACTTCTTCAAATTCATCTCAAAAGAACATGTATCTTTGGGCTAGAAAAAATGGAGTAGATATTCCAAGAAGTACTTCTAAAGTAACTCTAGTTGGTAACGGTGTTGAATTGGTTCCATCTTGGAGTTTCACAGTAAGTATGCAAGCTGGTGATTATTTTGAATTAATGTATGCTGTAGATGATGTTGCGATTATTATCAATGCTCCATTGGCAACAAGTTTTGCTCCTTCTACACCTTCAGCAACAATGCGAGTAAGCCAAATCAATTTATAATAGGAAAAAATATGCAACCAGCACACCTTGATCTGGAAATCTATAAAGGTTCAACTTTTGTTAAAGTTATCCAATGGAAAACAGGAACTCCACCTACAGCAGTTAATCTTACAGGTTGTACTGCTAGAATGCAAATTAGAAAATCAGTTAATGATTCTACTGTACTAGATAATCTCACTACTGAGAATGGTAAGTTAGAAATCTTTGCACCATCGAATGGTTCTTTTAAGATTTTAATTCCAGCAGCTACTTCTTCTGCTTATAACTTCACAAGTGCAGTTTATGATTTAGAAATTGTTTTTAGTGATTTGACAGTTGTTAGAATTATTGAAGGTTGCTTTATTGCTGTACCGGAGGTAACTAGATGACTGATGTTATTGTAAATACAATTATTGAAACAGTAGTGGTAGAAAACGAAGGTGTTTCTACAGTTATTACTGTTGCAGAACAAGGACCACCCGGACCATCAGGTATTGAAAATATTGATGATGCTTTAGATGTGGATTCTTCAAATAAAATGAATGGTTCAGTTCTAGTTTATTCTAGTCAAAATCAAAAATGGGTAGCAACTACTCAACTCGAAAACCAGAATGTTGAATCTGGACATTATTAATTAAGGAAAAATTATGGCTTCTATTGTAAGAATTAAACGTTCTGAAGTATCTGGTAATCCCGCTACGCTTGGTCAAGGTGAGTTAGCTTACTCAGCACTAACAGACAATGGTGTAAACGGTGGTGATCGCTTATACATTGGTATGGGTACTGAAACTGCAGGTAATGCTGTCAACCACGTTGTGATTGGTGGTAAATACTTTACCGACATGCTAGATCATACACGAGGTATTTTGACTGCCAATTCTGCACTAATTGTAGATGCAGATAAAAAGTTAGATAACTTAAAAGTAGATAACATTGATATCAATGGTAATACAATCAGTTCAACTAATGCAAACGGTAATATCGAACTTGCACCAAATGGTTCAGGTGCTGTTATCTTAGATGGTCAATACTGGCCCACTACTTCCGGTACTTCTGGTCAAATTCTATCTACAAATGGTGCTGGTCAAACTTCATGGACAAGTCCACCTGCTGGTTCATTTAGCATTGTAGGTAATTCTGGTACAGATTTATTCACTTTAGGTAATTCTTTAATCTTCTCAGGTGTTGGTGCTATTAGTACAGCCGTGACAGATGATACTGTAACCTTCTCAGTAGCAGACGCAAGTGATATTGTCAAAGGTGTAGCTTCTTTTAATGCTACAAACTTCACAGTAACATCAGGTGTTGTTAGTTTAAATGACGAGCATATTCAAGATGTAGTTGGTGGAATGATTACAAACAATATCGAATCAGGTATTGCTGTAACATATGATGATGCTAACGGTAAACTTGATTTTGCTGTAAACAATCCTGTAATTACAATTACTGGTGACGTTGATGGTTCCGCAACCATGACAAACCTCGGTAACACTTCAATTGCTGTTACATTAGATACTGTAAATACAAATGCAGGTGTTTTTGGTTCATCCACTGCTATTCCGATTGTTACAGTAAATAACAAAGGTTTGGTTACTTCTGTAAGTACAGCAAGTATTTCTTCATCTTTTACCATCGCTGCAGATACCGGAACTCCTGATGTTTTCAATAATGGTGAGACATTAAATATTGTTGGTGGTGAAGGTATTGATACAGCAGTTTCTGCTGGTACAAATACAATTACTATCTCTGCTGAAAATGCAAGTGATACCAATAAAGGTGTCGCTACATTCAACACAGCAAGCTTCTCCGTAAGTAACGGTGATGTAACTATTAAAAATCAAGGTGTAACTAACAATCAACTTGTTAATTCTAGCGTTACAATTGGTTCAACTAATGTTCCATTGGGTAATACAGCTACAAGTCTAGCAGGTCTAACCGAAGTTCAGGTCGATAATTTAAATATCAACGGTAACACAATTACTGCTACAGATGTGAATGGTAACATTACTCTTGTGCCAAATGGTATTGGTGTTGTTGATGTAACAGACTCACGCATCACTGGTGTAGCTGCACCAATCAATGCAACCGATGCTGCAAATAAATCATATGTTGATAATGCAATTACTGGTCTTAGTTTTAAACCTGCTGTAAATCTTTACGCTAATTCAAACGTAGCATTGACAGGTTCAGCAAGCACATTAGTTATTGATGGTCACGCAGTATTAACTTCAGCAGATAACGGTTATCGTATTCTTTTAGTTGGTCAAACTACTTCTTCTGAAAATGGTATTTATGTATACTCAGATAATGGTACTACATACTCATTAAGTCGTTCTGCAGATGCTGATAATTATTTAGAATTAGAAGGTGCTTCAGTATTCGTTCTTGAAGGTGTAACTTATGCACAAACAGGTTGGGTACAAACTAATTATTCATTGACTAGTTTCACTGGTCAAACTTGGGTTCAGTTCTCAGGTTCTGGTGCGTATGTTGCTGGTGAAGGTTTAACCTTAACTGGTACAACTTTTGACGTTGGTGCAGGTGCTGGTATCTCTGTTACAGCTAGTGCAGTTAATCTTGCAGATACTGTTGCCGGTAACGGTTTGACATTCTCAGCAGGTGTAATTAACGCTGTTGGTACATTAAATAGAATTTCTGTAAGTGCTGATGCAATTGATATTGCTTCTACATATGTTGGTCAAACAAGTATTACTACATTGGGTACTGTTACAACAGGTACTTGGAGTGCAAATACTATTGCCACTACAAAAGGTGGTACAGGCTTGACAACTTATGCAACTGGTGATATTATATATGCTTCAGGTGCTAATACTTTAGCTAGTTTGGCAATCGGTACATCAGGTAAAATTCTACAAGTTAATGGTTCAGGTGTTCCTGTTTGGGCCGATATTGACGGTGGTACATACTAATTAAAACGGGCGGTTTTTACCGCCCTTTCTTTTACCTTTATTAAGGAAACATAATGCCTAGTAAGATCATTCTTAAGAAATCATCAGTTGCTGCTAAAATACCAGTTGCTGCTGATTTGGAATACGGCGAATTAGCAATTAACTATACGGATGGTAAGTTATTTTTTAAGAAAGCAGATAATAGTATTCAAGCTTTTGCTGTAGGTGCTGCACCGAGTGTAGCTGTCGGTACTACAACAACTGGTGTTGCTGGTTCTAACGCTTCCGTTGTTAATTCTGGTACATCAACTAATGCTGTTTTAGATTTCACAATTCCTCAAGGTGCTACAGGACCGACTGGTCCAACTGGTCCTACTGGCCCTACTGGTCCTCAAGGTTTGACCGGTCCGACAGGTCCACAAGGTATTCAAGGTGTAGCTGGTCCTACCGGTCCTACCGGCCCTGCCGGTACAAACGGTACAAACGGTGCTGCTGCTACAATTACATTAGGTACTGTTACAACAGGTGCTGCTGGTACTTCTGTAAGTATTACAAATTCAGGAACATCCAGTGCTGCTACATTTAATTTCACAATTCCTCAAGGTGCTACAGGACCGACTGGTCCACAAGGTGCTACCGGTCCTACCGGATTAACTGGTCCTACCGGATTAACTGGTCCTACCGGTCCAACAGGTCCACAAGGTGCTACTGGTAACACTGGTCCTACTGGTGCAGCCGCATCAATCACTGTTGGTACTACAACAACTGGTGCTGCAGGTTCAAACGCAAGTGTAACAAATTCTGGAACATCCAGTGCTGCTATTTTTAACTTTACAATACCACAAGGCGCTACTGGTCCTACAGGTCCACAAGGTGCTACTGGTCCTACCGGATTAACGGGTCCAACAGGTCCACAAGGTATTCAAGGTGTAGCTGGTCCTACCGGTCCAACTGGCCCCACCGGTCCTGCGGGTCCAACTGGCCCTACCGGTCCTACTGGTCCATCGGGTGCTAGTATTCTTGATACAACAAATACTTGGACTGCTGCAAATCAATTCCGATCAAATCAAAATACTGCATCTGGTCTTAACTCTGCTCCATTACAAGCATATTCTTCTAGTGGTGGCGCTATTATGGCGTTCCATAGAGCAGGTGTCTATGCAATTAATGCAGGTTTAGATGATGATAACGTATTTAGAATAGGTGGTTGGTCTGCAAGTTCAAATCGTTTCCAAATGGACATGTCGGGTAACTTGACAATGGCAGGAAACGTTACCGCATATTCTGATGAACGTTTGAAAAAGGATTGGACAAATCTACCTGAAGATTTCATAGAAAGACTTGCTCGTGTAAAAAATGGTGTATATACGAGAATAGATAGTGATGAAAGACAAGCTGGTTCATCTGCTCAAGATTGGAAAAACTTGTTACCAGAGGTTGTATCTGAATCAAATGATGGTACACTATCACTTGCTTATGGTAACGCTGCCTTGGTTTCAGTTATCAAACTAGCAGAAAAAGTCATTGAACTTGAAAATCGTCTTAAAGAAATGGAGAATAAATAATGCATCTACCAATCTGGTTATTAGGTAAAGTACCTTCTGAAGTATGTGATCTTGCTGTAAAAGAGTTTGAATTAATCGAACCAATGGATGCAGCAATGGGTGAAGCTGGCGAGAATATTTCTCACTCTTACAGAAATACTTCCGTTCGATTTGCAAGACAAGATAACTGGTTTGGTAGCATTCTTTATAATCATGCATTGATGGCTAATAAAATAAACGAATGGGATTATGATATTAGTTTTCATGAAAATCTTCAGTATGCTAAATACACTATTGATCAACATTACAATTGGCATATTGATACTTTTCCATTATCTGGTAAACCTTTTGAAAGAAAGGTAACTGCTGTTTGTTTACTTAATGATCCTTCCGAATTTGAAGGTGGTGAGTTTCAGATTAAATTATATCAAGAATATGTTGCACCACTGGAAAAAGGTTCTATTATTGCCTTTCCTTCTATGTTAGAACACAGAGTTACACCTGTTACTTCTGGTGTTCGAACCTCTGCTACAGTTTGGTTAAGTGGAAAAAGATGCAGATAATCGGTTTAGTTTAAATTTCACTTGATTTTGTAATAATTTTATGGTATAATTATGTTTAAATACATTTATTAAGAGGTGAGCATGGAAGTAGTAAATAAAGCTAAAAGTTTTGCTCCCACAGATGCGATGCGAAATAATGCTAAGAGAGGTTTAGCACTGCGAGAGAAATACAATCGTGGTGGTTTAGATGCTTCTCAAGCAAAAGCAGAAGGTGTAGGTTCTGGTGTAGCGAGAGCAAGAGATATTATTAATGGTAATCTCAGCTTAGATACAGTTAAACGCATGTACGCTTTCTTTAGTAGGCACGAAAAGAATTATAACCCCAAAAAGAAAATGCCAGATGGTGGACCTACTGCTGGTACTATCGCTTGGTTACTTTGGGGTGGTTCTGCTGGTTTAGCATTTGCTAGACGAGTACTAAAACAAGAAGAAATCTTAAAGAGTTACATCAAAGAGATTACAGACGAAGAAGTAAATGCAGAAGATCAACTACCGGGAGTAAAACTTTCGATTACAAAAGCAGTTGATGAAGAGTTAAAACAAGCTACATTTATTGTAATGGTTCCAGAAGAAGTTGATGCTCATGGTGACGTAACCAGTGAAGCTGAAGTTCGTAAGGCTTGTCATAACTTCAATAAATACAGCATGAAAGCTAATCTATTTCATTTAGTTGAAACCGATACCTTTGAATTCTGTGAAAGCTACTGCTGCCCTAGTGATTTTGTACTAGGTGATAAGTTTGTTAAAAAAGGCACTTGGTTAGCGACTATTCAATCCCTAGATGATAACCTATGGGAATTAATCAAGTCTGGTGAAATTAATGGTTTGAGTATTGGTGCTTTAGCATCTGTCGAATCAATCGAAGAGGATGATGAATAATGGCAACACAACGAAAAGCTAAAAGAAAGCTATCAGATATTAGTTTTGAAAAAGAAGGTGCTCACGTAGCTCTTACTTCAAAGCAACAAGGTGGTCCAGCTAATACACATGATTATGCACTAGTACTTAAAGCTAATAAGTTTAGTGAAGAATTTGTACAGAAGATGCAACAAGTTCGTGTAACTATGGAACTACCTGATTTTCTACGTAAGTTCTTCTCTGTGTATTACGAAGATGCTGAAGTCTTAGCTCGTATGATGGGTTATGAAAAACCTGAAATGAATGAAGAAGTTAAAACACAAGATTACGAAGATTACATTCAATCTAAACTAGAAGCTTTTGAAATTCTAAAGTCTGCAAATGATTCAGAAAGTTTATCAGAAGTTCTATCTGAGTTAGATGAAAACGAATATCTAGCAATGCTCAATGATCAAGAGAGAATCGAAAAAGCTCTGATTGATATTGAGAAAGCTACACAAGAATCTGCACCTGCTGCTTCCGCAGACGGTAATGATACCTCAACAAACGCTGGCGTTGAGAATATTGAAGGGGTGTCTACCTCTGTTAACAAAGAAGAATTGGAGAAATCTAAGATGGAAGACGAAGTAAAAGTCGAAACCGTTGAAAAAGCTCAATTTGAACTTGTACAAAAAGCTCTAGATGAGCAAAAAGTACAACTACAAAAAGCTCTTGAAACAATCGCTGCATTTGAAGCTGAGAAAAAAGAAGCTATCAATAAAGCGAAAACTGAAAAAGTTAAAGCAATCGTTAAAGACGAAAGCAAAGTAGAAGCAATCGCTAAGGCTGCTCTATCACTAGAATCCGAAGATGACTTTACAGCATTCCTCGCCGCTATGGAAGCGATGATGACTACTGTTGAAACATCTGAGATGTTCGTAGAAAAAGGTGCTTCCACTCAAGAAGAAACCGTTGTTCAAGAATCTGCTGTGGCAAAGTTACTTAAAGCCAAGCAAGCAAACAAGTAATATAAAAGGAAAATAAAATGACTCTAATTGCCACTGAAGCAAAACGTCTTTCTAACGTTGTTAAGCAAGAACTATTCCCTGAGACTGGCTACTGCCGCCTCGCCGTAACATATAACGGTACTGCAGCTACACTAGTTCCCGGTACTGTTCTAGGTAAAGTTACTGCCGATGGTAAGTACAAAATCGCTGTTCAAACTGCCACTGATGGTTCAGAAGTTGCTAACGCTATCGTAATGGTCGAGCAAACTGTTGCTGCCACTACCGACACTAAGGTTCTATGCCTAGTAAAAGGTCCAGCAATCGTATCTAAGGACGGTCTAATCCTAGACGCTTCTTACAACCTAGACGCTGAAAAAGCTGCTGTATACGCTGCTCTAGAAGCCAAGGGTATTAACTGCAACGATGCAGTCTAATATCTAATAGATTACCGAACAATAAAACAAGGAAATTATAATGCAAACTCGTAGTTTTGAAAAACCATTTGAGCTAGTCGATTACACTGAAGAACTACTCTTAGTTCCTAATAAGTGGGGTCTAATCAATGAATTAGGTCTATTCGGTGAAGAAGGCGTAGCTCAACACAGCGTTACCGTTGAATCCAGCGAAGGTACTCTCGGTCTAGTTACCGACAAAATCCGTGGTGAGCGCAACAACGTAGCTAAGAGCGATACTCGTGCTCTACGTTCATTCGCTATCCCTCACTTCCCAATGGACGATGCTGTTAAGCCAGAAGATGTTCAGGGTAAACGTGCTTACGGTTCTGCTGATCAAGCTGAAACTGAAGCTGCTGTTATCGCTCGTAAACTAGAGCGTATCCGCATGAACCACTCAGTAACTCTAGAAGCTGCTCGTGCTTTCGCTATCACTAGCGGTGCTATCTACGCTCCTAACGGTACTGTAGCTGGTAACTTCTACACTGATTTCGGTGTAACCCGCAAGTCTATCGACTTCGTACTAGGTACTTCTACTACTGACCTAAACGCTAAGTCAGAAGAAGGTATTGCTCACATTCAAGACAACATCCTAAGCGGTGAAGTCGTTAGCAACATCATCGTACTATGCTCACCAGCTTTCTTCGGCAAGCTAATCAACCACGCTACTGTTAAAGAAGCTTACAAGTACTACACAAGCACTCAAGAGCCTCTACGTAACCGTCTAGGTTCTGGTGTATATCGCCGTTTCGTACACGGTGGTGTTGAGTACATCGAATACCGTGGTTCTTACAACGGTGCTGCTCTAATCCCTGCTGGTGAAGCTTACATGCTACCACAAGGTACTGCTGACATGTTCAAAACTTACTTTAGCCCTGCTAACAAGTTCAGCCATGTTAACACAATCGGTGAGCAAGCCTATGTATTCACATACCGTGATCCAAAGGATAGCGAAATTATCATCCAGTCAGAAGCTAACTTCTTGAACTTGATTCGCCGCCCACAAGCTGTTGTTCAACTAACAACTAGCAACTGATGATTGCCCTTCGGGGCTTTCTAAAGTAAAATTAGATTCCCTCTTCGGAGGGGTCTAACACTAATCTTGCTTTGTAACATTACCTATGTTAGAATACAGGATTAATGTTAGATATAACAAAAAGGATATATTATGACAATTCATGCACTTAGAATCGAACTAGGAGATACATCTGCTGAGTTTCCTATTATGTCTGATGACGAATACAATTACTTCTTAAGTAAACACGATTGGAATATTCGTAGAGCTTCTATGGATGCAGCTAAAAGCATTATGCTCAAGCTATCAATGCGTACAGATGAAACCGTAGATATCTTTAGTATTAAAGGTTCTTCTGCTGCTAAAAATTATATGCAAGCTTTGCAGATGTACATCAAGAATCCTGATCTTAATAACCTATATGATACTGTACAAGGTTATGCTGGTGGTATCTCAAAAGCAGATATGCAAGCAAATGATGCTAATCTAGATAACAACATCGTCAATCAACCAACTGATCTGCAGTTCATTGTTCGTCCTAGTACTTTTGGTATCTAACTAAGGATTTACTATGGATAAATATTTAGCGATCATATTGAAAGCGATTAACCAACATGGTAAAACTTGCAGTTATTCAAAGGTAACTGAAGGTAGTTATAATATTGAAACGGGTAGCACAACAAATACAGAAACTTCATATTCTGTTAAAATGTACAAAAAGCATATCAGGGCTACTCAGTACAATTTCCCAAACATGATTGGTCGTGATTCTGCGTTGTTTTACTTGGCTAATAATAATCTAAGTTTTGTACCAGCTAATAAAGATAAAATTACAATTGACGGTACAACTTATACAGTAGATTCAATTACAGAACATGCTGCTGATGGTCTTGTTATATTATACAAGATTCTAACCGTAAAGGGTTGATATGCAGGTCACATGTGATACTTCAAAATTAGAACAAAGCCTTAAGAAGTTCCATGAAGAAACTGTTCGCAAAATGCAGGGTATGGTTCAGTTATTCTCATATTGGGTAACTTGGGAAGCTATTGAAAATACTCCAATTGGTACTTTGACTGAAGCAAATGAATGGATGTACAATCTTCCATCTCGTTTGAGAGTGTTACCTGCAGAGGTTGGTTCTGCTAAAGGTGGTTGGACAATATCTTTTAACGGTCCTACAAGAATCATCTTTCCTGAACGAGCTACTGATGAAAATGCTCTGAACATTAAAAACAATGCAGATACTGATAGTCAAAAATACAAGCTTGGTGATACTGTTTTTATTATGAACAGTGTAAGGTACGTTGCTTCAGAAGGTTGGACATTACCTAAATTTGGTTCTCTCGAAAGTGGTTATTCATCACAAGCACCAAACGGTATTATGGAGCCTACATTGAACGCTATTTATGGTATATATCGTTCGGATTTAAAATCATATTATGAGGCAAGTTAATGGCAATTATAGAAATTAAAAGAGCAGCCGAAAGAAAACTAAATGCATTAACTCCTGCAGTATCTACCGCATGGGAAGGTGTTAGCTTTGATCCACCAAATGGATTATACCAGCGAGTACAGTTTACTATTCAAACTCCAGATGATCCCGTGCTTGGTACAGGCTTTCATAGAGAACGAATGACAATGCAAGTATTTGTTGTTGGTGCTGCAAATAAAGGAACTTCAGAAGTTATAAATCGTGCTGAGTTAATCAGAGCGCATTTTGCTAAAGGTTTAGTACTGCAAGAAGGTAATGTAAAGATTCATGTGTTAAGAACACCACAAATTGCTGGTAACACTGTTGTATCCGAAAGAGTAATTTGTCCAGTTCTAATCGAATTAGTAGCTGAAGTTTACTCTTATTGAATACGGTTGCTGAACCTAAATCAGAACATTTGCAAATGTAAAAATTTAAATTAAGGAAAATATTATGGCAATCTCAAAAGGTACATCAAAAGTCGTAGCCTACAAGAAAGAAAGCGCATGGGGTACTCTAGCTGGTACTACTGGTGGTAAACTACTTCGCCGTGTAACTGCTAGTTTTAACCTAGTAAAAGAAGCTTATGAATCTGGTGAAATTCGTACTGATCGTCAAATCGCTGATTATCGTCACGGTGTTCGTTCTGCTGAAGGTAGCTTGAACGGTGAACTCTCTCCTGCATCATATGCTGATTTCATGGGTTCTATCGTAGGTCGTGATTTTACTGCTGCTCCAGCTTCTGCTAGTGCTTCTGTAACCATTGCTGCTTCTGGTGCTCTTTATACAGTAACTCGTGCTGCTGGTGACTTCCTAACTGATGGTTTCAAAGTCGGTCAAGTTGTTCGTTTAGCTGGTGCTGGTCTTGCTGTTGATAACGTAGCTAAGAACTTGCTAATCGCTTCTGCTAGTGCAACTGTACTAACTGTTAAAGTTGTTAATGGTACTACTCTAACTGCTGAAGGTCCAATCGCTTCTGTTACAGTTACTGCTGTTGGTAAGACAACTTTTGTTCCTGCTACTGGTCACACTGATCAATCATATACTGTTGAAGAATTCTATGCTGACATTGCTCAGTCTGAAGTTTACACAGGTATGAAGCTAAATAGCATGGCTGTTCAATTACCTGCTACTGGTCTAACAACTGTTGACTTTGGTTTTGCTGGTAAAGACCTAACACAATCTGGTACTACACAATATTTCACTTCACCTACTGCTCAGAATGCTAACGGTATTTTTGCTGCTGTAAACGGTGTTATGCTTGTTGATGGTGCTCCTGTTGCTCTAGTAACCTCTGCTGACTTCTCAGTCGAACGTGCTACCGAAAACGCAACTGCTGTAGGTTCTAACTCTGTAGCTGAGATTTTCACTGGTCGTATTCGTGTTACTGGTAACATGAGTGTTTACTTCCAAGATGCTGCTTTCCGTACTTACTTCGATGCTGAAACTCCAGTTTCAATCGTTCTAACACTAACTACAGATAACGCTGGTGATTCAGACTTTGTAACATTTACAATGCCTAAAGTCAAACTAGGTAGTTTCACTAAAGATGACGGTGAACTCGGTATTGTCGCTTCTGCAAGCTTCCAAGCTCTACTAAACGATGTTGTCGATGCTGGTCTACCTGCTACCACAATTCAGATTCAAGATTCTGCAGCTTAATCGCTAAAAAGTTAAATTGAGATATAACCCTTCGGTCAAAAGCCGAGGGGTTTTTCTTTATTTCAACCTCTTGATTTATCCTAAAAATTATGCTATAATCATTACTTGATTAACAATAATGAAAGGACATTATGAAATTCGATTTAGCAAAACATAATTACACTGAAATTGCAGAAGCTGGTTATGAATTTGAACTCAAGCTTCCCGGTACAGGTGAAGGTACTGGTGTATTTATTACAGTACGTGGTGATCAGTCTAAAACTGTAAAAGCTTTTGGTCGTAAGAAATATAGTGAGTTTAAGCTTCGTGAACAACAAGCTAAACGCAGAGGCAAAGACGTAGAAGATATGACGCTAGAAGAAGCTGAAGAATTAAGTGTTGAGTCTGCTATTGTACGTGTTATTGGTTGGAAGAATATCACTGAAAATGGCAAAGAAGTACCATTCACTAAAGAAAATGCAGAGCGCATCTTCAAAGAATACTCTTGGATTAAAGACCAAGTGATGGAGGAATCAGGACAACTCCTGAACTTTCGATCCGAGTGAACTAGATGATGCTATAGCTTTTGCACAACAAGAATTTGAACTTGGTAGAAAATCAGGTAATTCAGGAAGTCTTCGTGATCAGTTAAATTCCGTATGGAGACAAACTGGTATTAAACCTAAAGAATTAGAAGAACTTAAAGAGTTACCTGAAAGTTGTATCAAAGTTTGGAAGTGGTTCATTGATCTTAACAACTCCAGATCATCTAATGGTTTTGGAGTTAATCCAATTTCATATTCAGATATTAAAGCCTACGTTGATTTGATTGGTATTGAAATTGAAGAATGGGAACTTGAATTGATTAAACGTTTTGATATCGAAGCGTTGAACTCATATGCAAAAGAAGCAGAGCTAGAGCGTAAGAAAGCCTCTAAGAAATAATAGTTGCCCTCAAACGAGGGCTTCTATATTTGTAAATCTGCTCGGTTTATAAATATAGAATTCCGTTATAACAGGAGAAAATGCTATGGATTTAGCAGAATTAAAGTTCGTAGTTGATACGAAAGATTTGGAAACTGCAGCTACTAAAGTTGCAGAGTTGGGTACTGCTGTATCTAAGTTAAATAAGCCAATGCAGGATTTGTCTAAAGAATCTGCAAAGAGCAACAAGGAATTATCCAAGGCTGAAGAAGCTGCTGCAAAGGCTGCTCTGGCGCAATTAAAGCTTCAGCAAGCGCAGGAAAAATCCGCAGATAGCATTGGTAAGTCTGCATCCGTGTTAGAGCGTCAAAACCTCATTCTTGAGTATATGGCTCAGGGTAACTCCAAGGGTCAGGCATCTATCTTAGCTACAGCTAAAGCTGCTGGTGCTCTAGATGATGAAATGATTCAGTTGAACAATACGTTGAAAACGCAACGTACTCTTATTGGTGGTGATCCATTTGATAAGAGCATTGGTTTGATGCAAAAGTTACAAAACGAATATAAGACAACCAATGAAGTAAGTAACTTATTCAATAAGAATTTAGGTTTAACTGAAAAGCAAATGGTTGATCTTGCTCGTGAGAAAGAGCGTTTAATTGCATTGTACGGTATTGAAGGTAGAAGCTTAGATGGTCTTGCTGCTGAATACGATCAATTGATTCGCAAGAGTGTAGAGATTAACCAAGCTAATGATGCTCGTACTAACAGTATGAAAGCACAAGTTAAAGCACAAAATGATACTGCTAAAGCTAATGCTTATTTAACTTCTGAAATGGAGCGAGTTAATAGGCTCACAGAATCAAACGGTAACTTAACTAGTGCAACTAACAATAAACTCATTAAGTTTGAACAAGCTTTAAAGCAATCAGGTCAAACTGCTGCTCAACAAGTGATTTCTTTAGAAAAATATAAAGCAAGCTTAATGTCTGTACAAAAAGCTGGTGGTGATCGTCAAGTTGATTATCTCTCAAGAGCATTAGGTCCACAGATTACTGATATTTTCGTTGGTCTTGCTACAGGTCAATCCCCACTAATGGTCATGCTACAACAAGGTGGTCAATTACGAGATCAATTTGCTTTAGCTGGTGTAGCTGGTGCAGACATGGGTAAGATGCTTATTCAGGCAAGCAAGTCAATGATTAGTAGCGTTAAAGACGTAACCGTAGCTGTTGGTCAAGTAATGGTTGGTGCTTTCACTGGTACTGGTAAGGCCATTGTTAATTTTGCAATGGAACTTACAAATACAAATACTATAATTGAACGACTGAAAGCAACTACAATTGGTTTTGTTGGTGCAAACAGTTTATTAGTCAAAGGTTTTAACGTATTTGCAGGTGCTCTTGCTGGTATTACAGGTGCTGCCATTTTATCTGCAATAGCTGCACTTGGTGCATTAGCTGTGGGTTATTTCAAAGCAGCAAAAGAGCAAGATGCATTGACAAAACAACTTGCATTAACTGGTGGTTCACTTGCATTAACTACGTCAAGTGCTATTGATATGGCACAATCTATGAATGAAGTAGGAGTTAGTACAAGCGCAGCTATGTCGGTTATCGCTGCTATGGCTAAAGAGGGTGGTTTTGTAGCTAAAGAAATTGCTGTTGTCACCAAAGCCGCAGTTGAATTGCAAAAGTATGCGGGTATTGCAATTGAAGATACTGTAAAAGCTTTCTCTAAGATGAAAGAAAAACCTGTAGAGGCTTTGTTTGAACTCGCTAAGACAACAGGTATGGTTTCTCCTGAAGTTACTAAAATGGTAATGGAGTTGGTGAATCAGGGTAAAGCTGCAGATGCTACTGCTCTTGCAATAAAAACTTTAGCTGATGTTAACTCCCAACAAGTTGCTAGAATGAAAGAAGATTACACAGGTCTTTCTCTTGCAATGATTGAAATGGGTTCTGCAATCAAAAAATTCTTTGATGATACATTTAAAGATTTGTTCTTTAAAATCTCACCTGAAAAACAATTAACAGAACAAATTGCTGCAATTGATGAAATTCTCGGAGGTAAGGCTGGTGTTCTTGGTGTAGGCAGTTTGTTTGCTGATAAAGAAAAATATCAGAAGCAACGTGAGGAATTGACTGAACAATTAAATCTGATTAAAAGAGCTAAAGATTTAGATGCATCCAGAACTGCACAAAATGTTAAGTTGAACTCTGATCTTGAAAAGTTTAATAAAGCACAAGAAACTTTCGCAGATAATAAAGATAAACGTGAAAAAGAAATTGCAGAAGTTACACAGAGAAATCAAAAACTAATTGCTGCAGGTTTAATTAGTCAACAACAACATGAAGAGCAAATTGCTAAAATTCGTGAGAAGTATAAAGACCCAAAGACAGCACAACAAAGTTTTGATGAAAGTATTGTAAAGCAAGCTACTGAAGCTTATCTTACACAGATTGGTGCATTGGATCATTTGACTAAATCTGAAATTGCTTTACTTAAATTACGTACTGATCCTAAATGGCAAGGTACTGCTCAAAGTATTAAAGATCAAGTTGAAGCTACTTACAGTGCTGCTGCAGCTAGTGAAAAATTAGTTGAAGCAGAAAAAGAAGCAGAAAAAGCTTTAGACCTTAAAAATAGATTACTTGGTAAATCTGAAAATCTTGGCAAAGAATATTACAAGACTATTGAACTTATCAATAAGTACGCTAAAGAGGGTCACTTTGGTGCAGATGAAGTTCTACAACTGAAAGCTGCATTAGAGGCTACTACTCCAGAAGCAAAAAGATTAGCTGCTGCTCAAGCTGAAAACGCTAAGATAATGGCTGGTGTTACTGCTGAACGTGCTACTGTTTCTGAACAATACGGTGGAGACTTTAAGACTGCCGAAGAAAAAGCTGCTATTAAAAATCTATCTGATTACAGAAAGAAAGTTGCACAAGCCGATGCTGAATATCAAAAACAAATTGCTGCTGCAACAGAAGAAACTACAAATTCAGAATGGATGATGTACGTTGAACAGGTAAATGCAAAGAAAGAATTAGCTAAAGAAGTTTATGACAGAGAACAATATTTGTTATCTGATGGATATAAACGCAATCAAGCGTATGCTACAGCATTTGAAGACCTTTTCAAAGGTATGGGTGATGCCATTGTAGATTTTGCACTAACAGGTAAAACATCATTCTCAGACATGGTAAACTCCATGATCATTGGTTTGATTAAACTTGAACTGCAAATGGCAATGACTAACATGTATAAAGGCATGGGTGGTTTTGGTGGTATTCTTGGTTCAATTGCAGGTGCTTTTACAGGTGCTCCTGCTGCTACAACAATGAGTCAATTTGATTATGCTTCACTTAGCGGTTTCGCTAAAGGTGGTACTTTTACTAATAAAATTGTAGATAGTCCTACAATGTTTAAATTTGCTAAAGGTACTGGTCTGATGGGTGAAGCTGGTCCTGAAGCTATCATGCCTCTACGCAGAGGTGCTGATGGTTCTCTAGGCGTTGTAGCATCCGGTGGTGGCGGCGGCAATGTATCTGTACAAGTTATCAACAACAGCAATGCACAAGCAACTACCAATGAAACGGTTGATTCAAGAGGTAATCGTAAGATTGAAGTTGTGATTGGCGATATGACCGCTGGTGAAATTTCTCGTAGTGGTAGTGCTTCACAAAAATCAATTAAGTCAACTTTCGGTATTCAACCTCAATTAATTAGGAGATAATTTATGGCGTATTCCTATGTATGGCCTACATCGCTACCACAAAGACCGCTAAGTAATTATTCTGAGACTACAGGTGTTATGATTATTCGTACACAACCTGATCTTGGTCCAGCAAAACAACGTAGAAGAGCACAGCGTCCTGACACATTGAGTGTACAATTCGATATGTCCACAGCGCAGGTTGAACTTCTACGTTCTTTTGTCCAAGATACATTACGTGGTACAGCTCGTTTTGGTTTCACACATCCTAGAACACTACAGGTTGTTGAAGTTAGGATTGTACCTCAAGGTGACGGTGCTATGTATAGTACAAGTTATTTGTTACCTGATTATTGGCAAGTGTCTTTACAATTGGAGGTATTACCTTGAGTCGTTTAACATCAATGTCACCAAATGCTTTAAAAGCAGTATTTTCTCCAGACGCTGATGACGATTTAATCATCTTGCTAACCATCTATAATCCTTTGAATGAATCAGAGGTTATAGCTAGGTTAGCAGATGGTTTTACTAAGCGTATCTATGAAAATGCAGATGAAGTCATATATGGTGTAACAAGTAATGGTTTTGACTATACATTTCTTCCGATGGAAATATCATTACCTTCAGAGGATGAAGCACAAGCTCCAAGATGTTCTATTGTAATGCATGACGTTACTAGATATCTTACACCAATCATTAGAACAATTTCTGCACCACCTAGAATTAAATTAGAATTAGTACTTAGTAAAACTCCAGATGTAATAGAAGTATCTTTTTCTGATTTTTATATTAATGCTTTCAATTATAATGCTGATTCTGTTTCTGCAGATTTAACAATGATTGATTATGAACGGGAACCTTTCCCGATGCACTCGTTTACTCCTAGATATTTTCCGGGAATGTTTTAAAGGAATATAAATGAATTTTGAAAAATATGTAGGTATTCCTTATGCTGAAAAAGGTAGGGATATTACAGGGTTAGACTGCTACGGTCTTGTGCGTCTAATTTATAAGAATGAATATAAGATTGATCTACCTAGTTTTACTTCAGAATATGATGCTGATGATAACAATCGAATTCAAGAATTATTGGCACAATATAAAGAAGGTTGGGAATCTGTAGATTCTCCATCTGTTGGTGATATTGTATTATTTAGAATCATGGGTATAGAATCACACGTTGGACTAGTTATCAGTCCTACGCACTTTATCCATGTTCGTGAAAATCAAGATAGTGCAATTGAATCATTGAGTGCTCACAAGTGGTCAAAACGTATTGTTGGTTTTTTCAAATATTCTGAAAAAAATGTTGCTATATTAAATACAGCACCACATCCTTTAAAAACTGAAAGATATACATTAGCTATTGTTCCCGGTACAAGCGTAACTGATTTAGTTAAAGATATTAGTTTACAATATAATGTTGCTCCAGAATTAAAAAGTAGAATTAGTATAATTATTAATGGTCGTGTAATTGCTCAAGAAAAATGGTCAAATACAATTATCAATACTGGTGATGTTATTGAGTACAGAGCCGTACCAACAGGTGGTGTAGTCAGAGCAATTGCGTTTCTTGCTGTTGCATATTTTGCACCTATTATTGCTGGTGAACTCATTGCTTCTACGGTAGGTATCACTGGTGCTGCTGCATTGGGTTCTACTGGTATTGCTGTTTTAAATGGTATTGCAACAGTTGGTGTAATGCTCGTTGGTTCTGCACTGATTAACGCAATCGCCCCAATTAGACCACCTGTTATGGGTGAACGTAATGATCCCGGTTCTGCTGAACGTCAACTAATGGTCAATGGTGGATCAAACAGAGGTAGTCCTTACGGTTCAATTCCTGTTGTACTTGGTAAAGTACGCATGACTCCTTTACTTGGTTCTAATAACTTTCTAACTTATGAAAATGAACGTGATAGTTATCTGTCAATGTTATTGGTTTGGGGTTATGGTCCTTTAAACATTGATGATACATCATATAAAATCGGTGATGTACCACTCAGTAGTTTCACTAATGTTACTAAAGTTACATTAGATCGTAAGACTGAACCTTCTGATACCGTCAAGAGAAACTTTGACGCAATTTATGGTAAAGATATTACTCAAGTTAATACTGCTGTAGAATTAGTTTGTGAAGGTAATCCAGAAACTGCAGTAACTCCCGGTCCTTGGTTTGAAGCTGCAACAGTTGAACCTGTAAGCTCTGTAACAATTGCATTACATTTTCCACAAGGTTTAAGACGTATTGATGTTAAAGGTGATACAGCGGGAAATTCGTATCCTGTGGCAGTTACATTTAGAGTAGAGTATTCTAATAATAATGGTGCAACATGGAATTTATTAGAAGTATTTACAATTGGTGGAGATACTGCAAAAAAAGATGGTTTTACTAATACTAAAACATATCATGTAAGTGAAAATCAATTAATAATTCGAGTCCGTAGAGAAACTGGAGACAATACTGAAGATAATTCGAATCGCAGATATTATTTTACATCTAATTTACAAAACGTAACTTTCCTTCGCAATGCACATCCTGCTGTCGATCCTGTTGGTTCTAAAATTGCCAAAACAGCTTTCAAAATTAAAGCTACTGATCAGTTGAACGGTAGTATTCAGGGTGTTAGTGCTGTTGTACAAACGTGGTGTAAGACTTGGAATGGTTCAGCTTGGGTTGATGGTGCTACAAGTAATCCTGCTGCTTTAATGCGATATGTTTTAGAACATCCTGCTAACCCTCGTAGAGTTACTAATGCTGCTTCTCAAATTAATTTAACTCAGTTACAGTATTTTCATGACTACTGTACAGCGAGAGGTTTTGAGTACAACAGTACTTTAGGTCAAACTCGTAGTGTATTGGAAGTTATTCGTGATATTTGTGCTGCTGGTAGAGCAAGTCCTGCTTTAGTTGATGGTAAATGGACCGTTGTTATTGACGAGATTAAACCAAATGTTATTCAGCATTTTACTCCACATAATAGTTGGGGTTTTGAAGGTGTAAAAGCTTTACCAAAGCGTCCAGATGGTTTAAGAATAAATTACTTTGATCAAGACTATGATTATCAGGAATCTGAAATTATTGTATATGATATTGGTAAAAATGAAAATAATGCTAGTTTATTTGAAAGTATTACTCTTCCGGGTGTAACTAAAAGATCATTAGTCATTGATCATGCAAAATGGCATATGGCACAAATGAAACTCCGTCCTGAACTGTATACATTAAATACGGATATTGAGTATCTTGTATGCAATCGTGGTGATAGAGTTAAGGTGATGCATGATGTACCAATGTGGGGATTGGGTTCTGGTCGTATTAAAAATAGATTAGCTTCAAATGTTTTCGAATTAGATGAAGATGTTCCATATCAAGCAGGGGTTACATATGTAGTTCGTATTAGAGGTGAAGATGGTTCTAGTAATTTAAGAACAATCGTGGAGTCTTCCAATGTTACCAAGTTTTCAAGAACAAATGGTATTACTAAAATAACTTTTGATAATACAGGTCATCCTTTCAATGCAGGTGATTCATTAAATCTAAAAATAACCGGTGCAATTAATATTGATAGTACAGTTATTCCAGAATCATTTGATGATAATAATATTTATTATTCAGAAAATGGTCCAGATATTATTGAAACAACTGTAAGTGGTTATGTATCTTGGAAAGATGGTTATTATTCAAAGATAAAAGTTAATAGTGCGTTGACAGTAACTGAAGCAAATAATAGTTGTTTATTCTTGTATGGACAAAATAAAAATGAATCTCAAGATTTGATTGTTTTATCTATTGAGCCATCAAATAATAATAATGCAAGAATTACACTTGTTGATTATGGTGTTACTGATTCTTATAATATTTTTACACAATATCAATCTTTATCTGAAACTACTGTTTTTGAATCACAAATAACATTACCACCTCTACTTCAAATTGATAACTATAAAAATAAGATTCCTACGATAACAGGATTTGTCAGTGATGAATCAGTTATGGAAAGAGTATCTAAGAGTGTTTTTAAATATGCTATCAATGTAACATACTTTAATGCGCCACAATTACCTACTACAACAGAGAGTGTTGAAGTACAATATGATTTATCTGAATCTACTTCTGATGTTAACTTAAGATCAATTTTTGTTCCATATCAAAAAGGTTCTGTAACAATTCCAGATGTAAATCAAGGTGAAACATATAAAATCAGAATGCGTTATATTAGTAATACTGGTAGACTGAGTGAGTGGTCATCATACAGTAATCATACTGTAGTTGGTAAAACTAACCCACCTTCACAGGTTACTGAGTTCGCTGTAACTTCTGATAAGTCAAGTGGTCAATTGTTACTATCATGGAGAGATAACCCTGAACCAGATACATTTACTTATGAAGTAAGAACAGAAGATTTTGGTTGGGGAAATAATGATGTTCATTTAATTTTTTATGGTGATGCGAATAAAGTCATTACAAAATATGTTTCAAATGGTTCTGTAACTTTTTACATTCGTGCAATTGATAGTTCTGGTAATTATAGTCAGTTAACATCTGTTGTTTCTTATGTACCACAACCAATTCCAAATATTACTGATATTGCTTATTCTTATTCAGATACCGCTTTAACAAGTGCAACTGTTTCTCTTTCTTGGCAAGAGGTTACTACTTCTGAATTTAATATTGCTTATTATGAAGTTAATTACAATGGTACATCAATCAGTGTAAAAGCTAACACAGTTAACTTACCTGCTGATTGGGTTGGTGATAGAATCTTTACAATCAAAGCTGTAGATATTCATGGTAATAAATCAAGTGGATATTCAGAGTTAATTTCTAAATTAGCTCCAAATTCACCTACTGATTTAAGAACTCAAGTTGTTGATAATACTGTTATGTTGTACTGGACTTTACCAGATAGAACATCACTTCCAATTGACCACGTACTTCTAAAGAAGGGTGAGTTTTGGGAAACAGCGATTAATATTGGTGAAAAGAAAGGTGAGTTCACAACTATTACTGAAGTTCAAGGTGGTCAATATACTTATTGGTTATCTTGTATTGATACTGAAGGAATTGGTAGCCCACCAGTTTCAGTAACAACAGTAGTTTCTGAACCTCCTGATTTTATTTTCAACGGTGAATTTAACAGTACTTTTACTGGTACAAAATCAAATGCAGAATTTGATGGTACAACTCTTGTATTACCTATCAATAATACTGAAACTTGGCAAGATCACTTTACATCACGTAGTTGGTCAACACCACAAGATCAGATTAGTGCAGGTTATCCAATATATTGTCAACCTTCTGCTGCATCTGGTTACTACGAAGAAGTTTTTGATTTTGGTCAACCTTTGATTTCAAGTCGAATTACTTTATCTTATAAAGGTAACGTAGTTATTGGATCACCTGTGATTAGCTATATAATCAGTTTGTCATTAGATAATATTACATATGTAGATTACAGTGGTGTAACAGAGTTATTCGGTACAAATTTCAGATATGTTAAAGTTAGAATTATTGTTTCAGACCCAACTTCTGTTGGTTTGTATGCGGTAGAAAATATAACTGTTAGACTTGATGCAAAACTTAAAAATGATGCAGGTAGTATTTCTGCTTCAGCAAGTGATACATTGGGTTCTATTGTGAACTTTAATAAAGAATTTATTGACGTTACCAGTATTACATTATCTGCTTCAGGTACAACACCAATTTCTTGTGTTTATGATATGAAAGATAACTTTGTTTCAGGTACTTACTCAGTTTCATCTAATGTTTGTACAGTAAACATAACTAATCATGGTTTAATAACTGGTCAAGATGTTAAACTTTTTATATCTTCAGGAACTGGTATTTCTGCTATATATACTATTACTGGTTACACAACCAATAGTTTTACGGTCAATATGACTACTGCTAACACTAGTGGAGACATTTCTATGTACCCACAATCTTTCAGAGCATATTTATTTAACAATTCTGGTACACGAGTTTCATCTAGTGTATCTTGGTCAATCAAAGGATATTAATTATGGCAGATCATTTAAAACCAACATTAACAAGTACTTATAGTAACTTTGTTGCGGAATTAGATGGTCGTTTGGATGATGTATCAGCAGGTTTTGATCCTGCTGTTACTACTCCTACAAACGTACCAACAAATACTATTCGATGGAATAGTTCTTCTAATAAGTGGCAAAAATATAATGGAACAGCTTGGAATGATCTAACTGCAACTTATGCAATTAGTATTTCCGGTAATGCTGGAACAGTAACTAACGGTCTTTACTCCAATGGTTCATATTCTAATCCAACTTGGTTAACATCTTTGGATGGTAGTAAGATTAATGGAGGTATTGCAGGAAATGCAGGTACTGCTACTAGACTTGCTACCGCTAGAAATATTAACGGTGTAGCATTCGATGGTTCCGCTGCTATTTCTGTAAATACTAATAGCTCATTAACTTTTAATACATCAGGTACTGGTGGAGTATCGGGTTCATCCTTCAACGGTGGTTCCTCTTTGACTGTAAGTTATAATACAGTTGGTGCTCCAAGTACAAGCGGTGCGAATGCAACAGGTACATGGTCTATCAGCATTACAGGATCAGCTTCATCAGCAACTACAGCAACTGATTCTACAAACACTACAAACGTAGCTGTTACAGATGATGTAGATAGTGCAGCAACGCATTATTTATACATGGGTACTGGTACTACTGGTCAGAATCCCGTAAAGGTTTCTAGTTCGAAGATTAACTTTCAACCATCTACTGGTGACTTGACTACTGCAGGTAACATGACTGCGTATTCAGATCGCAGATTAAAAACTGATCTTAAACAAATTGATAACGCATTAGATAAACTGTGTGATTTAACCGGTTATGTATTTACTCGTATTGATACTGGACAAAGACAAACTGGTTTGATTGCTCAGGACATTCAAAAAGTATTACCTGAAGCACTTGGTCATAATGGTGAATATATGTCAGTTGCATACGGTAACCTTGCTGGCTTAATTGTAGAAGCAATTAAAGAACTAAGAGAAGAAGTTAACGAAATTAAACTTAAAATTAACTCTTGATTTTCATCAATACTAATGATATAATAAGTCATTACTTAGGTCACCTTCGGGTGGCCTATTTTATTGCGCTAGTTATTAATCTGAAGTTGAAAGTAGTAGTATGTCTGAACAAATTGAACACCGAGTAATTAAATTAGAATTAAAAGTAGAAGATCATGCTGATGAACTAAAGAAACTTCAGGATATTTCTGCTGATTTGCGTAGTTCATTATCTGGTATTGAAAATACATTAAATCAAATCAAATATTTAGCCATTGGTGCAGTATTGGTTGTATTGTCTCAAGCAATTGGAATAACGAACGTTATAAAATTAATACTAGGTGTGTAATGATTGATCCGGTAAGTGCCTTTGCGTTGGCTACCGCTGCCTACAATGCAGTCAAGCAAGGTATTGAAGTTGGTAGAGAATTACATGAAGTTTCAGGCGCATTAGGTAAATTTTTTAAAGCATCTTCAGATATAAAAGAAGCTGCAGAACATGCAGCAAAACCTTCTATATTTAAAAAACTATTACACAAAGGTTCAATTGAACAAGAAGCTTTAGATAATTTAGTAAGACGTAGAGCAATCATTAAGCAAGAATACGAATTAATGATGATGATAAAAATGCAATACGGTGAATCTGCATATAAAGAAATGATAGAAGAACGCAGAAAGATTTCTGTTGAAAGAATCAAAGCTGAAAAATTACAAAAAGCACATCAAAAACAGGTAGCTGAAAATGTTTTCATGTATTCGTTATTAGGGATACTTCTATATATTTTCTATTTATTGATCATGGGTGTATATTCATTAATGCAAGGTGTTTGATTATGTCAAAGAAATTACAAATAGATTCTAAATATGATGAATTTGATATAGATCATGATGGTGTAGTATCTGATGAAGAATTAAACCGTAGCGAAAAAATGCTACAAATCGAAAACATGGATAAGCTTGCCGATCAACAACGTTTGATGGCATGGGCTGCTTTATTTTTACCATTTTTAACTATTATATTTATGGCACTACCTTTTGTTAGTTCAGAAAAAGTCAATCTTATAATGGGTTTAGCTACTACATTTTCTGCTGCAATGGGTACTATTGTTGTTGCATTTATGGCAGCTACAGCTTATATTCGTGGTGGTATGAATAAAGAAAATAATAAGGAATAATATGAATTATATCACTATTGGGTTGACAGCAGTAGCTTTTGTTGCAGGTTTTATTGTACAAGGTTGGCGTATGGATTCAATGATTAGTGATATCCACGCACAGCATTCCAAAGCACTTGCTACAGCTACTCAACAAGTTTTGGATCAATCTACAGAATTACAAAGGAAAAAAGATGCAGCATTACAACAAGCACAAGTCAAAGCTCAACAAAACGCTGCTGCTGCCTCTGCTGCTCAGTCTGAGCTTAATTGGGTGCGGGACTACAACACCCGTAATAGTGCCGCCATCAATGATTCTACCTGCACCTCCGTTAGAGACTACGCCACAACCGCAACAACCGTATTCGGAGAATGTTCAATTGCTCTTGAAGCAATGGCGAGAAAAGCTGATGGTCACGCCCTTGATGCCAGAACGTTAATTCAATCATGGCCTACATCCTCTGCAAAATAATAGAGAAAATATATGACACAATTATCGAAAAACTTTTCATTAGCTGAATTAACTTATTCCGGTACTGCAATTAACAAAGGTTTAGACAATACACCTACTCCTGAAGTTATTGCTAACATGCAAATCTTAGTAGATAATATACTACAACCATTACGTGATAAATTGGGTAAACCTCTCAAAATTAATAGCGGTTATCGCTCTCCTGCAGTTAATACTGCTGTTGGTGGTAGTGCTACGTCAGATCACTGTAAAGGTCAAGCTGCTGATATTGAAATAGCAGGTATGGCAAATGGTGATCTTGCTAATTATATTATAGCCAATTTTAAGTTTACACAAGTTATTCTTGAGTTTTATACACAAGGGTTACCAAATTCAGGTTGGGTCCATGTCTCATATAATCCTGATAATCTAAAGTGCCAAGTATTAACTGCTGTTAAACAAAATGGTAAAACCGTATATCTAAACGGTATTCACATGTAAAAGAAAACCCGGATATCCTTTACAGGACTCCGGGTATTTTTACGTCTGTACTTATCCTACAAACTCTTTTAATTGTTCTGCATTCATATAACCAGACCTACGCTTCATAACTTGATTGTCGTTCATTAGAAGTACAGTTGGTACTCCACGAATATCAAATTCAGTTGTAGAAGTTGGATCAGCATCAATGTCTACAGTTTCTACAGGAATACCAAGGTCAGTATCTTGTAGGGTTTTACCGAGCATCTTACACGGGCTGCACCAGTGCGCTTTAAATACTACTAATTTTTTCATATGTTTTCCTTTTCTAATATAGGTTTTATGTTTACATTTATCCATTCTGCAAAATTAACAAGTTCTTCAAAGTTTGCATCCCACTTCATTGTGTTGGCAAGATTGCTAATGACTTGAATATTCCCTTTTACATAACCTAATTCTGGAACAATCTTATCAAGACTAGGTGAATTTTTAGAAGCATTCTCTTTTGAACACTCTAATTTTATTTTCAGTATAGGACAATACTCAGGTATTACAATATCATCAAGTGTTATATTTATTGGAAGATTGTTAGTTTTTGCACGTTGTTTTGCTGATCTTAATAACAGTACTTCTGGTCGTGAACTTTTCAAATGATCATAATAGTTTTTGCTGATTACTCGTAATTGTTCTTTGTTTTCTAGATATCTTTCTTTATTTCTAGCAACATATTTTTCTCGACCTTTTTCGTATGCAAGTTTACTTTTAACTTTAGCACACTCTTTACAGTATATTTCAAGACCATCAACTTTAGTTTTGTTTCTATTAAATAGGGATTCTTCTAAACTTTGATTGCATTTTTTACAGATTTTCATTCTCAACTCCGTGTTAGTGTAATATACATTATAACACAAAGTTGAGAAATAATCAAGGTTTATTATTGAACTTTACTTAGCCCAAACATCTTGCCAATCACCTGTCAAAGCACCCTTAGCATAATCAGTTACTCGCTGCTCAAAGAAGTTACTGTGAGTTGTACCAAGCATTCCATCCACCCAAGGTAACGGGTTCTTCTTGATCTTAAAGATACCTTTTAAACCAAGTGCAATAAGTCTACGATCTGCAATATACCGAATATACAACTTAACTTCTTCTTTAGTTAGTCCTTGCATTTCGTTTACACCGAAAGCCAAGTCAATAAATTTATCTTCAAGATCAACCATTTTTTGTGCAATAGCATACAACTGTGATTTTAATTCATCAGTCCAGATATGTTTGTTCTCTTTTACAAACTCTCTGAATAATTTAATCATGCTTTCTGTATGTAGTGATTCATCAACTTGACTCCAAGCGATAATCTGACCCATACCTTTCATTTTACCAAATCGGGTAAAGTTTAGTAGCATCACGAACGAGCTAAACAATTGCATACCTTCGGTGAAAGCACTGAACACAGCCACTTGTTGTGCTACTGAGTTTTCATCTTGAGCAATGAATGATTCAATATATTCATGCTTGTCTTTCATTTCTTCGTATTGTAGAAATTCGTTGTATGTAGTTTCAGGCATACCCAATGTTTCAATCAGATGAGAATATGCAGCTACGTGAATAGCCTCTCGTGCAGCAAAGCTTGAAAGCATCATTCGTACTTCAGGTGCAGGAAAGTTTGGTAAGTAGTTGGTTACATATGCACCCGCTACATCAATGTCACCTTGTGTAAAGAATCGGAAGATGTGTGTTAAGAATTGCTTTTCACTTTCAGTAAGCTTATTCTTCCAATCGTTAACATCTTCAATCATTGGTACTTCAGTATGCAACCAATGCATCTTTTCAGACATTAGGAACGCATCATACGCCCAAGGATAGCTAAACGGTTTGAAGTAACTACGCTTATCTGTAAGTTTTAATTTTGTTTTCATTTATATCCTTTAAATAGAAAGAGACTGCCGAAGCAGCCCCTATTATATATCAACCTTCACAAGCTAAACAAGTTTCGTTGTTAACCAGTGCTGACATATCAATTTCATCCTCAATTCGTCTGCGTTCAACCTTCTGACCAACTTTATCTGCCTTGCGTAGTTTAGAACTACGAACGTAATATAAAGATTTCAAACCTTGTTTCCAAGCTTGGAAGTGAACAGCATGTAAATACTTTACACTAACATCCGGTCTAAAGAACAGGTTTGTACTAATTGCTTGGTCCACAAATTGTTGTCTATCAGAGGTTTGTTCAATAATCCAACGCTGATCAATTTCAGCCGCAGTTTTGAATACATCTTTAGTGTACTGATCCATCCATTCAAGATTCTGTACAGAACCATCGTCTGCAATAATACTTGCCCATGTATCGTCATACCAAGATTCTTCGTGTTTCAATGCTTCCTCTTTAATAATATTATCCAAGAATCTGTTCTTATTTAAGAATGCACCAGAGGTAGTATCTTGACGATATGCGTTTGCTGAATAAGGTTCAATACTTGGTGATGTATTACCCATGATGATAGAGCTTGATGCATTTGGTGCTACAGCCATGACATGACTGCAACGCTTCATCACACCCATAGTAGCAGCATCTGGACATGGACCACGGACTAGAGCCAGTTTTTCATTTGCAGCATCTAGTTGTGTTCTGATGTGTTTAAACATACGCATGTTTGTACTTTTAGCTAACGCACCTTCAAAGACAATGTTGTTCTTTTGTAAATAAGCATGATAACCTAAAGCACCGACACCTACACTTCGTTCTTGCATTGCACTAAACCTAGCTCTTGCAATTTCATCAGGAGCATTCTGAATAAAGTACTCAATAACATTGTCAAGCATTTCTAGTACATCAGGAATGAATTGTTCATCATTTTTCCAAGTATCAAAGTACTCTAAGTTCAAAGAACTCAAGCAACAGACTGCAGTACGTTCTGCTGATGTAGCTAATGAAATTTCACTACAAAGGTTTGAACCGTGGTTCTTCAATCCTAGTTTCTTTTGATACTCTGGTAATCCTTCGTTTGCACGATCAATAAACCATAAGTAAGGTTCACCTGTTTGCATACGCAACTCAAGTAATTTCATCCACAGTGCTTTAGCAGAAACAACTTCAGTTACTTTACCGCTATGTGGTTGTATAAGTTCCCAAGAATCATCTGCAGTAGGATCAATCATACAGCGTTCAATAATTTGCATGAATTTATCACTGATATTTACACCGTGATTCAAATTCAATGTACGCATGTTTTGGTCACCAGTTGGTTTACGCATTTCTAAGAACTGAGTAATATCTGGATGACTAATATCCAAATAAGCAGCGTATGAACCCCTGCGAGTTGTACCTTGCTTATAAGCCAAGCTAGATGCATCATATACTTTTAAGTGCGGCATTACACCTGCAGATTTATCATCGCAACCACGAATACCTACATGTACACCTACACCGCCTCCCATCATGGATAACCAGTTTGTTTCTGATAGATTATTAACCAAACCTTCAGAGGTATCGTCTAGAAAATTCAGATAGCAGCTAATCGGTAAACCACGCTTGTTTCTACCAAAAGATAGAATTGGTGTTGAATACGATAGCCAATGTTTTGAAGCATAGTCATACAAGCGTTGAGCGTGTGCTTCATCTGTAGCGAAAGATTCTGATACAAAAGCGAATCTATCTTGAGGTGATTGTTCATCCTCTCGCATGTACGATTCTTTTAATCGTTTCAAACCAAGTTCATCAAATAATGAATCTCGGGTGTAATCTTTCTTAATTTGCATTTAGTCTTCCTCTGTTGTTGTCGCATATTTATCTCTAGATTCCAGTAACGCCTGTGCATCTTCTGTTTCGTATCTAGCACGATAAATGTCTTCCGTTAATTTACTTCCGCTTGCTTTATCAATAGCTGACCTACTTGCGTAACCACTATTAATCCAAGCTTCATCTAATCGTTCCTCGCCCACCCAACGACTGCACACAACAATTTCGTTAAATCTGTTTCTGTGCTGTAGTGCATCTTGCCTTTGGTATGGTCGATCTACATTCATTCCTAGAGAATAAAGAAAGCTCTTAAATTCTTCATCCCTATCTTCAAACTCACTTGAGTAATTTGGCATTACTTTAATAATCTCTGATTCAGAAATAATACATAATGCTACAATTGCATTGGGGCGAGTTGCTGATTTTTTATTCATTGTTACTACCTTTCAGAATAAATGAGAGTCCTATTATATCACTGCTTATTGGTTAAATCAAGGTTATCTTGATCTTCTTGTTGTCCTTCGTCCATAGACTGTGGACTGTGTAATTCACGATGTTCATTTACTAATTTAACAGTAACAGAATAAATCATTACGATCACAAATACTAAAACCAACATACTAATTATTTGCAGTACAATCATTTGTTATCCTTTTTAAGTTCAGGGTCCAGCATAAATTCTAGCAAGAACATTGCATTAACGGCTACAGCAGCGAGATGTGGCATATCTGGTACGCTGCTATCAGGGTCATATACTTCACCTCTTCTGTGGGCCTCCAAATGCCTGTAAAGAGCATCCAGATATCTCTGTTCTGCACCTTCTACTTTCTTCCAGTTATTACGCTCTTTGTACTTCTTAAGACCAACTGTAAGATTCTTAGCAATTTGTTCTAAAGCATAAGGTGGAATTAAACTGTACTGCAATTTATCTTGATCGTATTTAGTACCGATAGGTTGGTTTTCAGTTACTGTAATAGTACTCATAGGTTGCCAATCTTGCATTTGCTGTGTAGCAGATCGTAAGTCTACTTTTGTTAGAGTTGATGCTGGTACAAAATGCACACCGTCAAGAAGACAGTTAATAATTGCAGTAGATTTTGCACAACGATCTTCATCATTACGAAAAGCACAATCTGAACAACCGTTGGGACTTAGTGGATCATCTTTTACAGTGATATATTCTTTACCATTAATAGTAATATTATTCAAACTCATACTTAATCCTCCTTAAAACCATTCAGTAGTAAATCTTCAGGGATACAATTGCTCAGATCATTGCTCTCAAATCCAACAGGTTTCATTACCTTATCTTTCATATTCTTGATTACAAATAGTTCGTATTCAGAATTATATTCTACAGTAACTTGTACACCATCTTGTTCATACATTTGTGCAGTTTGAATAGCAATGTACTCATCAGAAGGATACTTTGTTAAGTTATTGTACGCTGTATCTCGCATAGCTTTGTTCATGTCTACACCAAGATGTTCTAGCTTTTGTACCAAACCTAGAGCAGTTACCAGTACATCAACTACACCGTCAGTGACTTCTTTCGCATTGTTCTTGTCAATGCCTTTTTCTTTAATCTCTTTGGTTTCTTCTAGGATTAAGTTGTATTGAAACTCAATATCTTTCAATGTACAGAGTTTATCCTTACCTGCAATCTCATTAAAAGCATAGCAATCATCTTGGAAATCTGAAATGTTATAGTCGAAAATCATACGTTACCTTTCTTTGCATTTTTAATATATTCTAACTCGTAAATTGCATCATCTGCTGCATCTTTAATATAAACAAACAGAAATACCGGAAGAATTAGCAACCAGACAATATACACAATAAACTTCATATTGTGATCAATGCACCATTTTACCCAAGGTCGAAACATAAGACTCCTTTACTAAGAAAAAATCCCCGGCTGTTAACCGGGGTGTGAACTCAAATTGTAAGTGCTAGTATAGCACAAGTTTGTTACATCAGCAAGCTTTTACGCTTTTCTTTTGTAGTCTTTGCAGTTCTGTGTCGATGTACAGCACCGCATTCATTACAACGCACTTCATCAAAGACATTCAGTGCTGTTTCTGTTGTACGACCTGTAGCTTCAACTTCTGAGCTACCACATACACGACAACGAACTAACTCATCATTGAAGTACAAAGCTGCGTTAAAGTCAGAACCTGCACGACCTAGTTGACGAGTACGCAAGTATACATCATACAACAAATCAACGTCCTGTAGGCAGTATTCTACCATCTGTCCCATCGCTTCTTCATCACCTTCTTGTACTTTGCGCCAGAGTGAAATTCCACCAGTACTAATCTTACGTCCTAGACCAAAGAATTCACCAATTGCATCCAAACGATTACTAGGCAACTTCAAGTATTTCTTTACCAGTTGTAGTGTATCCAGTACTTTAACTTGTGGTAGTGGAGGAAAACCATTGTAGATTGCTCTTGTCTGTACAACCTTGTGATCAAAACCTTGTGAGTTATGAGCTAGTACAGCGTCAGCTTGTTCGTACAATTCCCACAGTTTTGCAACAATACGTGAGTCATCTTTGTTTAATACTTCTTCTGGTGTAAGATGAATGCTTTCGGTAACATTGCTACCTAACCAGCGCCAGCAAGCACAGAGTAACCAACCACCATTGTCTAAGATGTTATCCTGCGATAAGTTAACTTTGAATCGACCAAACGTAAGAGCAGTAGCTGCTGCAGTTTCAGTATCAAATACTAAAATCTTTGGACCTTCTTTTTGCTTAAATGCTACGTCATCATTATCGGGATTGTAGAATGGTTTGGGATCACGAATCCAACGATTCCAGATATCATTAACGGTAGATTTACCAATACCAAGTTCTTGTGCAACTTGTCGGCTACTGATGCCAGCACCTACCATTCTTACGACTTGTTCTACGATTTTATCTGAATGCTTCATAATGCTCCTTGTGCTACGATTGGTCCATCTGCAGCAAATAATATATTATTACTACGATGGTTCGGTGGATAATACAAACTTGAAGTTTTATTTAAAGCACTTGTTAATGCTGTATATAATTGTTCAGCCTGATCTTTTGTTAGTACAATTTCATTGTCTTTGGATAAAACTATTTTGATAGTATGCTCAACTCGCATCATTCCATATTTCCTTCCGTTACAGTTGCGTCATGTTTGTAAATCCAATTAAGTGCATTGAATTGACCATCTCGTTCTCTTGTCCAGTAGGATTTATCATCAACAAATCTTACATCAAACTCTTCACCAATATGTTTATTGTACCAAAGAGAGCTATTGCTGCATTTGATTACTTTAATTTTCATCTCTTTCCTTTACTTCGTTTATCAATGATCGGATTGTATCATAGCTGTAATCTCGTGTCAATACCGCCCGTTGAAATAGCTTTTTGCGTTCTGTTGCGTTTTTACCTTTAGTTTGACCTAGAGCTACCAGTACAACATCTTTACCAGACTCTTTTAGCTTATTAAATTCAGTGCCAATCTTACGAATCCAACCATTATGGCGGTATCTACCATCGGGTTCTTTCTCAAGATAGTCAGCACATTCTCTAAGTAATGTAGGCAAATCGTTAGGATACCACCAAGCGATCAGTCGTGTATAAGCATTCTCAGCTTTACCTGCAAAAGCATTAACTTGACGATGTAGTACACCACGAACAAACTGCGTTTCATCATGAGCATGATCAAGTACATGCTGTTTAGCTGGAATATCTAAACCAGTTACAGCGCATTTGTTATCTTGCTCTTTAGTTAGTAATTCACGCACTTTCTTTACATCTGTTGTGTTGTATAAATCAATCGTCATTGTCGTTTAACCTACGTTCTAATCGGTCAATGATATCATCCATTTCACCAATTACTGATTCTAACTTGTAAATTTTATCAGCAGCCTCTTCAAGTAAATCTGCAATACGATCAGGTTTACCTTCTTGTACTGATTTACGAGTTTGAATATTCCTGCGAATCTCTGCACGTTTTCTCAAGCGATAAATTAAAGATTCTTCTGGTTTCTTTAGTTTATATCGAAGCATTTCTTCACTCATAAGGATTTACTCCCCTTTCCATTGCAAACTGCATAAAACTACTTACATCATCCCAACTGCGCTTCATGTATGCACAACTCCAGTACATTTGTAGCATATCAAACCAGTCAGCGTCACTGTGCCAAACACCATGACAATCCGTGTATTCAAACGGCTCAGGATACAAACGCTTAAACTCAGAGATAATCTTTCGTAAAATCTCCTGTTCAGTTGTGTAACCTTCTAAGGCTTTCATTGCTTTAGCTGGACCGTAACTTACTTTGGATAACTCATAAGGTTTATATGTATCAGCTAAATCACCCGATAACACCTGTAACGCTAAGAACATTAAACCATCACCTTTAACTGTAGTTTTAACTTTACGTAAATGTCCAATCGTTGGTATCAGATGCACTTTAGGATCGTCATCAGTCCAGTTATAAAGCGAAATTCCTTGACACTGGTAGCTATCCTTATCTACGCTTGCTAACACCGCTTCCTGACCGTTTTGGAGGCATTCGTAAGCACGTATGGTGACCACATCATCTACTTCCAAACCGTTCTCAACAACCTTTGCTTTGTACTTGCGTCTTAGATGGTTTCTAACTGCAGTTAAATGCACAGGTCTAATGTTGTCATCTCTGTTGTTTTTGTACGGTGAAGGTAAAGGTAGCTTATGTCTGAAGGTTTCACCACCACCGATATAAATCTCAACATCATCACACCAAGTATTTTCAAGTAAAGCACTGATACTTTTATTGACTGTACCAATTGCAATTGAAATATCCATAGGATGCTGGTGATCGGTAATTTCATAAGCTTGAGGTTTAAACTCAATGTTTTTACCTTCAAGAAACTTCTTCAATTCAGTTCTGGTTTTAAACTCTTTTTCATTACCTGATTTTAAATGCTTTGCTATGATTGATCGGGTTTCAGCAGCAGCAGCATGTTTGTAAGCTACTAAGTCACCGTCTACGATCAATAGTCTTTTACTCATAGGCTCTTCTCCTTAAAGAAAAACCCCAAGGGTGTTAGCCTCGGGGTAAAATATTAGCTTCGGCTAATGTCGATAGCTTTTAGAATTTCGTCTGATTTAGCTTTTAGTTCATCAACCTTATTTTTAACAATTGCTTTTGCTACTGCACTAACGATTGCTGGATCAAGACCTGATTCTTTAGCTTCATCTTTGATTTCCTTAGCTTCTTCAGCTAGAGATTGCTCTTCAGTATAAATACGAACTAGTTTTGCGATTGCTTCTTTTTGGTTCATATTAATCCTTCTTAGTAAAAACTGTTTTGCTGAAAATTGTCAAGTTCAATAGAACTACCGCTGCCCACTGATAGAAACCAAACGGAATTGCTAAGATCGGGAACAAAGTGTTCAGTGACCAGATAATAGCAAGAGGTCCAAAGATGATCAGTAACACAGCAAAAGTAAGTAACGCTACGATTGTCATAATATCCTTAGTTTGTTTTGTCATGTTAACCTTTCAAATCAAAATGGGATTTCTTCATCATCTTCAGCAGCTACTTCAACCTTAGCACGAGCTTTAGGTTTAGCTTCTGCTTTAGGTTCTGCAGCTTTAGCTTTTGGAGCTTCTGCTTTAGGTTCATCATCAAATTCGCTTCCGGGTTCATACTCTGGACCAGATTCAGCTACGTATTCGATCATCTGAGTAACTAGAACGTTCTTTAGATACAGTGATGCTGTACCATTGGTGCGCTCAAACTTATCAATGCTGATTGAACCGTAAGAACCATTTGCAGGTAGCTTACTGTTGGTAACATCAACTAGTGCTTTACCGACTTTCTCAAAGACTTTTGGCTTGTACAAATCAGGTACTTCTTTGCCAGTTTTACCTAGCTGAGTTGACTTGCGTAGAGTAATGACCCAAATGTTCTTACCTGCATCTTCTGGAGGTGCTACTTTGTAGATACCTTCAAATTCAGTGGTCTTTACCTTCTTGATGGATGTTTTGGCATCAATACTTTTGGCAAACTCTTCGTACTCATCCACTACATCTTCATCTGTAATAGCTACTGAAGCTTTCCATTCATCTGGTTTTGCTGGCTCTCCTGCCTTAACGTAAGCTTTTTGAGGCTTGTTTAGTGACACATAGAGAAGCATACCTGTTAGTTTTTGCATAATATTTCCTTTCGACTATTAATAAAAGACTCTATCATAACGGAGATAGTGACCGAAGTGCAATTATAGCAAACTGCAAATGCTGTGTCAATACTTTATTGACTTTATTTTTGGTGCGACAGGAGAGAATTGAACTCCCGACCAAGGCTTTATGAGAACCCTGCTCTAACCACTGAGCTACTGTCGCTCGTCCTTATTCGTAAATTGTAACAGTTTTTTGTTGTGGAGTAACAAACTTACAACCTCGGTACTCTGAACCATAGTGACTTGCGTACCAACCGTAAAATTTAACAAACAATTCTTCGTTATCTTTACTGAATGAATATACAGCCCAATAGTCTGAACCCATGTCTTCACCACCGTAACTGTCTACATTTGTTACAGTGATTAGTTCGTTATCGAATAGTTCCTCTGGTCCATAACCATCCATGAAGTTTTCTTTGTCATCTTCGGATAACTGCTCAAGAATGCTCTCTAAAGTGTCTTTAAGTGCCATGTCTGCTCCTTTATTTCTTTTCGAATACAGTGATAGTTTTTTCTACAGGAGTTACCTCAAAGAATTCTTCATAGGTGGAACCTTCGTAAGAAGCATACCAACCTTGAAACTGAATGAATACAACTTGCATACCGTCACTGAATGAATACACAGACCAGTAATCAGAGCCTTGATCTTCACCACCGTAGCGATCTACTTCTTTAAACGTAATCTTTTCATCTCTGAGTACATTATTATCAGCTTCAGCAAGCAAAGCTACAACTTTATCATTAAACATGTCATTTCCTTTCAAGGGTTATAAGCAGTAAATACTGTACAAGTAATTTCTTTTGGTTTTACAAAGTAGAAGTTACTGTACTCATTACCATTGTACGATGAATATTGACAATTGATCTGAACGTAACCAACATTTTTTCCATCTTCAAATACGGCAAATACAGTATACACAGGATATTCCGTTAAATCATAACTGCTTACAAAGTCATTGATCGCACTTTGATTGTAAAGTGAGTTATCAAATGTAGCTGAATCATATTTAACACTCAGATTAACTTCACGAAGTTCATCATTAATTGAATGAACAATATCACTCGGTTGATGCCCATTTAGTTGTTCAGTAATTTCATTTTCATGGTGTCTGATATACTTTTGAAACGCATTCTGAAAACGCTTATTCCAAGGTAGTGCATTTTGAAGTTGCTTGATTTTCTCTGCAGCTTCTTTTTGAATCTGAGCAATCTGCTGCTCTACTGTAAGTTCTACTGCAGCTTTAGTTCGTGCCATGTTCTAGTTCCTTTCTAATGTTGTCAAACTTCATTATATCACACAAATTGAAGATTTCAGGATAATTATCTATCGCAAAATTTCTAAACCAACCACTGCATAACGTAGTGCATACTTTATCGAGTGCTTTTAGGTATGCATGTCGTGGTGCGTAATTCCAGTTACTTGGTACAAGAAAACGCTCGATTGCAATGACTTGTGCTTCTTCAGCTACGCATTTGATTTTATCATCGTTTGATAGCTTATCCCACAAATCTTTATCGCACCATGCACTACTTGAATCACGTTGAAGTCGAGTATACAATGGTTTGTCGTGATATGCAACAAGCTCGTGCAAATAATCATGATTGTATTTCTTCTCAACATAGTCATCAAAGAAGTCTTCTACAGATTTCTTCAAACTAGGATGACCTTGTGGGTAAGCTGCCATAGTCAACTTTGTTCTATTCTCAAGGATAAGTTCGTCAACTTCTGTAAACCCTGCACGATATCTTGCAAGATGCCTGTGATAGTGCGTAATGTGCTTTTGAAAGCTTAGATCACGCCATAAGTGACTGCGCTTGATGATCGCTAGTCCAATTGGAGTAACGACATGCACACGTTGACCTGAAATCTCAATGTATTTATCAGAAGCATAACGCTGCAGATCAGAGCTACCAAGTGCATTGAAAGCATGATGCTCAATGCGTTTAGTTGCATCTTCAATCTTATGCAAGCTAATAATATCCCAATCAGCATTAGGTTTGCACTTGAAATCTGGACTCCAGTACTCCAATGCACGAGAACCAATCAGTAGGTTTTTCATATTACTCCTTAGTTATAGTAAGAGATATTAACACAACTCCTGCATGTGGGAAGCACTCGTTTGTTAATCTGACACACCACCATCACTTTTATCTCTTACTATAACCTCTGGTCCCTAAACCAGTATTATAGTGTCTTGTTACACCCGGACGACAATCCTTGGGCCTTTGAAATCCGCAGTGTACCACGCCATCAGTACATCTGTTTTTAATGACGGGGCTTACACCCGCCTCGCTTGAAGTGTGCCGCTAACTCTAGGGATACGAGTAACAGGCATAAGCGGGACTAATTTCTGGTGCGACTGGAGGGATTCAAACCCCCGACAAACCGGGTAGAAGCCGGATACTCTATTCACTGAGCTACAGTCGCTTAACTTCAATTATACATCAGATTTCACTTCCAAGTCAACATTTCGCAAAATATTTTCCTTAATGTTCAACCTAGCCAACTCGTTCAGATCAGATTGTGGCATGGACATGCTAGATCGCAGCACACCGTTTGCATCAAACTGCTGTAACGTCTGGTACTCTTTATTGTACTTGTATTTGTAGTTCATGATCCACCTGCATCGTAATATTTCATCAAATAATTGTATACTGTTCTTGGTGCTACTGTAAAGATCACTTCAGGAGTATCATCACAAAAAGCTTTGTTAGGTGATTTCCACCAGTTGTCAACAAGGTTTTTACCAATCAATGCGGTTAGTAAAGCATCACAACGTTTGCGTAGCATTTCAGATTCATTGTACATGATTCCAGCCTCCTTCGTCATGCGTCTTAAATGTAGCTTTTGACAGATTGATAACATGCTTTGGTAGCACCTTAGATGTACCAGCAAACCATTCGTCCTCAAAACAGCATTGCATCTGTGCTAGATCGTG